CCTGAAAAAGCCAAATCTATTTGAGCACCTGTGCCAAAATAGCCAGTGTCAATGTATAAATCTTTAATCATATTAGTGCTATCAAAAAACCAACTATACCAGCTGGATTCTAAGAGACCTTCTAGTGTGCTTAGAGTTGCAAATAAAACACTGTCAATCGTTACGGTTACAGTTGAGCCGAGTACATTTAAAAGTGCTATACGCTCAAAAGGTTTATTATAACTTACGCTTACACTTAACGTTGTTGCTCTAGTTGTTTGTGCATTATAACCGCTGAACATAAATGCCTGCGTGTTATCGTACCCTGTAAGTTCCCAATTTTCCTTGTCATTAGTCGGTAAAACATTGGTTGCTTTTAATGCTCTAAATTTCTCACCTGCAAGCAAAACTAAATCATCTTTAATGTATGACGCTGTACGTAATAACCTAGTATCAGTATCAAAAAAACTAATATCTGTTGCAAAATAAACATCATTACTGTTACCTAAATAATTCCATCTATTTGCTGAAAAAACAGGAGCTTTTTTGTGCGCTATATCTAGCTCAACCCACTCAAAAGTACCAGCATTAAATTCAATGTAACGAAAACTAGATGTTATAGCAAATAGTCTTAAATAGTTGTCGTATGCGTTAAAAAAGAAGGTATCTCGCATAGTAAAATCAGTTAGCAAACTAGACTCAGTAGCAAAATAGTCCGTCGAAAATTTCAGGCTTGAGCCTGTTTCCTCTTCAGTGAACATAAATATCAAGTCTTTATAAGTGCCTGCAACGTCGTATTTAATGACACCTATCGTTTTAGGAGTCTCAGTAAATGCACTCGAAAATACAGTTCTATTCGCCGTACTAAAACTTGAAATTGTTTCTGGTATCTCAATAAAACAAAGCCTAGTGCTTGAACTATCTGGCATAAATGTGAACATAAATTCATCATCAACAGGACAGTAAACTGTATTACTCATGCCCAAAACAGGCGCTGTTGTTGTTAGCTCCACGACGCTGGATATAGTGCTAACTCTAGCACAAACTGCATTAATCGTTGTGCTATCTCTGCCAATACATAAAACCGTCGGTCTGTCACTCACATCGACGTAACTAAGTAGCTCATACCAGCTAGAAGTCTGTGAACCTGTAACTAATGAAAAATTAATGCTAAAAGGAGAAGCGGTTAATAGCCTATAAAATAAACCATATTGCGTTCCTATAATCAACATGTTAGATGTGGCTTCTATTCTGAGGATAGGTGAGCCAATGCTAGCACTGACACCAAAAGCTTCTTGCCATGAAATTAAATCACTACTGTAAAACAAAACAGCAGTGTCAACAGCATCAACAGTTCTGTAACCTCCTGCATAATAATAGTTGCCCGCTTTTTTAATAGCATTAATAGTTACATTATCATCAAAATTAATATTGAAATATTGTGGTGTTGTTTCTACTGCATTTGTACTAAATAACGTAGGGTTAATTGGTTCTATAAATTTCATTAATAACTCCTAACTTGAGGCATACCGTCAACGTCGAATTTATCTATAATATCATAAGCACGCTTTGAGTACTTGATGATTTCGATGCCGAGGCGCTCGACCTTCTTCTCTAATTCTACTATAGCATTAGTAATATCGCCACTGCTATTAGAATTATTCATAACTACACCACCATCAGCAAAACTTTGGGTGCTAACCACGCCGCCTTGCGCATAACCTGTTCTCCCTGTCAATTTAGCAAGGTAATCAACCATAGCACCGTAACCACCTTGAGTCGCACTTCTAGGGATGACTATTTCACCGGGAGATAACATAGCCATAACAGTGTCATTTCGTTTGTCGTCGCCTTGAACAAAAGCTTTGCCTTGAATAACGCCGCCTTGCGAGTATCCTTTGACTTCACCGCCCTTATGAAACCAATTAAACGGGTTGAGATTGCTAATAAAATCGCCGACAGCTTTGAATATTTTAGCAAAGAAATCGACAATTCCTTTGAAGAAATTGACAACACCCCTGAACGCATTTACAAACCATTCACCGACCCTTGCAAAAAATGAAATAACACCATTTAACGGTTTTATAAGACTATTACCTATTTGCCCTATTATTCCGCTCTTACCAAATAATGAGTTCCAAATGCCCTTAAATAACTCACTGACTATTGCAGGTATATTCTTGATGATACCAGTTATTAAACTAATAATAATCTGAGGCAAAGCAATAATTATAGCTGTTATAATTTGCGGAATAGCGGCGATAATAGCACCAATAATCGCTGGCAACTGGTCTATAATACTCATGATAATCATTGGCAGTTTATCGAGTATAGCTATTATTATCTCTGGTAACTTCCCGATTAAATAAGGTATCATCTCGCCGAGCGCTTCGATTATTGTCGGTATAGCTTCCAATATAGCTGTTATAACTGTAGGTAAAGCGTCAACAATCGCTTTGAAAATTGTCGGCAACGCTGTTATGACTGCGTTAAATACCGTAGGCAGTGCGCTCACTAAGCTGTTGATAATTTGCGGCAGTGCCTGCACAATTGCGTTTATTATTTTTGGCACAGCTGAAACTATTTTATTGATAATAGTTGGTAACGCCTTAACGAAACCGTTAACAACCTCTGGAATTCTAGCAACTAATTTATCTACCATTTGTGTAAAACTATTAGCGAAAGCCGCGCCAGCTTCCTCAGTCGCCTTACTCTGCTCCTCAACGCTTGTTTCTTGTTGTTTTATCAAATCTTTTTTACTTGATATTTCGTTTTTTGTTGCTTCTATTTGTGATTTAATAGCCGCTAATTTGGCAACCCTATCTTCTTTACTTGCGTTAAGACCGTCTTTTAACAACGCTTTTTCTGCATTTAATTGCGCTGTTTTTTCTTTTATCTCTTCAGCTGTTAAGTCTTTCCTTAATTTTAATTCGGCTTGTTCTAACGCTATAGCCGAAAGCCTTGCATCTACTTGAGCTTTATCCATGCTAGCTAGATTGTCAGCAGCCTCTTGCTCTTTTTCTAGCACTGCTAATTTTTGCTCTAACAGACTAGACTCTTTTGAAATATTTTCTAACTTAACTTGTTCAGCTACTAAATTAGATTCGGCCACGGCTTTTGCCTGCTCTAAACCTTCGTTGTCGAATATTTTTAATGAAGCCTCAAGACCGTCAAGACTCTTCATAAATGAAGCTGGTGCATTAGCGAAACCGTCAAGAAATTTTGTCATATCATCAACAAAACCGCCTGAAATTATCTGCATACCAGCACCGAATAATTCAGCGCCTGCTAATAGCGTGCTATTAATTACTTTTAGTGTTGAACCTATACCGCCTGCAATAGCATTAATAGCAGCACTCGCCTGGCTTCCGATACCACTGCCAAAACTATTAAGAGCATTAGTGAAAGCGTCTTCCAGCCCTTTTTTTAGCGGTGCCAGTACAGGCTCTAGTTCTGTTCCAATAGATCCTATGACGCTACCAATCGAGCCAACCATCTCACCAAAAAAACCTGGCAAAAATGAAAGAGAAGATTCTAATAATTCGGCACTTTCGCTATAAGCTTTTGCTAATGTTTCTTTTAGTTTGTCTCCAAGACCTTTTGAAGGCTCGAACTCAATTTCAATTGGTTTACCCCCGTCAATAGCAGGTGTACCCTCCAAACCGGCACCGCCAGCACCACCCGCTCTTTTCTTGTCTAACTCAGCAGATTCTTTCATTGACTGTGCGTATTGTTTATGTGCGTTATATGCAACTAACTCTTTAGTCGCTTGTAATTCTGTAGCTTTCGCTAGTTCCTCTTTGGCCTTAGCCGCATCTCTTGCTGCATCAGCGAGCTCTTTTTTAGAATCTGTATTTGCTTTTTCTGCCTGTGTGCTGGCATTGTTAACTGGGATGCTTGCTTTTGTTGCGGCATTAGCTTGATTTATAGCTGCAGTGGCATTAGTGCTTGCTGTAGTTACAGCATCTTTTGATTTTTTTGCTTCTTCTTCTGCTTTTATGCTATCTTTTTTAGCCTTTATACTGGCTAATTCAGCTTTTCCACCTTCTTCTAACGATTTAGATAATTCTTTTATAGCCTTATCTGTCGCTAGTGCTTTTTTTGCATACTCTTCAGTGGCTTGAGCACTCTTAAGCTGTTCTTTTGAACTGTCAGTGAAAGCCTTGGCGCTGTTTTTAACACTATTGCTAACATTCTCAATAGTTTTGCGTGCGTTCGCTATAGATTGAGCTAAATCTTTATCAAAAACGCCAACTACTTTTTGAACTGTCATAAGGTACACATCGAACGCTTTAACAACATTGCCTAAAAGAAAAGAAGCGAACTGTGCGTATGTGCCAGCCATAACTTTTATTGATGCTACAACTATATCAACGCCTTGCTTCATTGCATAAAACATATCTGTAGCTAATGTTATCGCTGGAGCTAATGTTTTTAGTGCTAAACCTGCGAACTGTTTAGCATATGCAGTTATTAAGTCAAAGTTTTTATATGCTAAATAAATACCAGCTGTTAACGCTGCTATAGCAGCGACAGTTAAAGTCACGGGCGACGTTAAAACCGTCATAACAGCCGTAAATGCGGTGGTTACAGCGGTTAACGCACCTGTCGCTATAGCTGTCGCGTTAATTGCTAATGTATATGCCCCGAAAGCAAAACCGCCAGCAAGCAAACCAACAGCTATGGCATCAATAATATCCTTATAATCTTTGTAAAAGTTAACACCACTAACAACAGCTTCGGTTAACCCATTAAATGCTTTTATAGTAAATTCCAAGGCCTTAGCGACTAAAGGCAAAATAACAATGCCGATTTCTGTAAAAGTTGCTTGAACTTTACCACGCAAAACATTCATCTGAAAACTAACGCTCGCTGCCATTTTTTGGAAGGCTTCTTCAGTAGTTGCTCCCGCATTTAAAGCAGCGTCGCCAACTGTTTTAAGATTCCCTGAAAAAGCATCAGCTTGTGCACCTGTTAAGCTCAAAACAGCAGAAAGAGATTCGGCGGATCCGAATAACTTACCTAAACTTGCTGCCGTTCCGTCGGTAGTACCGACTATTTTCTTTAGAGTTTTCTCTAAACCGTCTTGCTCAATAGATAATTGAGCCGACTCTATACCAGCGTCAGCCATCGCCTTAGCTAAGCTAGCTCCAGGTTTTAGTAGTTCAACAAAAGTTTGGCGGAGCATCGTGCTCGTTTCGTTTGCTGTTTTCCCTGCTAGCGTCATAGCACTCATTGCTGAAACAGTCTCACCAAAAGAGACACCAAGACTGTTAGCAATAGCAGCAACATTGCCAATTGAGCCAGATAGTTCGCCGACCGTCGTCTTACCCGCCTTCATTCCTATGAAAAATATATCTGAAATCTTAGAAGCATCTTCAGCTTTTAAGGCGAAACCATTGACAACACTAGTCATACCATCGATAGCAGTACTAACATCTGTGGCACCGCCTATAGCAAGTTTATTTGCAGCAGTTAAAAAGTCTTGAGCATTCGTTGCATTAACAGCACCTGAACTCAAAGCGTCGTAATAACCCTTTATTATCGTTTGACTATCACCACCGAACTGTTTTTGTAGTGCTAAGACTTCTTTGCCTAACTTTGCTTGACTTTCTGTTGTTGAATCGTATAGCGTTGAAATTTCAGCTAAACCTTTTTCAAATTCAACGGCAGAACCAACAGTTGCCTTGTACGCTCCTGAAAGTGCTTGTAAACCTTTATTCATTAACTCTAACGCTTGGTTAAACCCAACCGCTAAATCAGACCATGATTTTTTTTGTCTCTGTGCATCTTCGCCAACTCTTCTTGCAGTATCGCCGAGTTGGGCATTAGCTCTTTGTGCTTGCGTCGAAGCCTCGCCAATACCTCGTAAGGCTCCATTGAGAGCATTAACCGCTTCTCGTGAACCAGATGTATTAGCTCTTATTTCAAGATTGATAACAGCCATAAAACCTCCTTATAATATAATATATCATATTGAGTTTTTAATATAAATAAAAAAGCTATTAGAAAAACTAATAGCTAAACCATTTAATTAGAGAAAGCATGAAATAACATAGGAATATAGCTTTGACAGCTATATGAATATACTAGCATTAAAAAGAGTTGAAAGTCAAGGTATCTTCCAATATATTAAAAAACGCTAGCGCATAATGGATTGTGCTAGCGTTCTTTGAAATATCAACCGTCAAAAAGTACTGTAGCGTTTAGTATGACGGTTGTCAACAAAAAAACGCCGAAAGGAATTTTATGAGTAGTTTAGTTTTGGTTTCTAGTAGTGGCAATGTAAATGCTAAGGAGGTGCTTATGCATGATTTAATTAAGATTTCTAGCAGCGTTATTGGTGATAGCGAAGTGAATAGTGTGAACTTAAGGGATGTTCACGCATTTTTAGAAGTAGGGAGAGACTTTAGCGCGTGGGTAAAAAACAGGCTTGAAGATTTTTCACAAGGTATTGATTATATTGTTCCCCAAAACGGGGGAGCGGTAAAAACAGGTACTTACGGACAAGATAGAATAGACTACATTGTTACCCTCGACACGGCTAAACACATATGCATGATTGAGCGAAACGATAAAGGTAAACAACTTCGCCAGCATTTTATTGACTGTGAGAAAAAACTACTTAACTCACATAAAGCTCCGATTGTACCTCAAACCTACGCTGAAGCGCTATTGGAAGCGGGCAGATTAGCCATGGCTCTGGAAATCTCTGAGAAAGAAAAACAAAAGGCTCTCGCGCAAGCAGAATATCAGGATAAAGCGCTAGGAACTTCACAAATTCGCAATGGTTTAAAAACTAAAGAGAATAAAAAACTGCAGGCTAAATTGAGAGGTTATGCTAGCGAGTACGCTTCTTTAACTCAGTATATTGCAAGAGAGAAAATAAACGCTGGAAAAATAGATACTAGAGGTATCGTTAAAAAGTTAAAAACAATCATAGACCACAATGAGTTAGTCTTGCAAACTATTGAAGGCGATAAATTTGCTTCAAACTGCTTTCCCTTAGAGTTTTTAGACAATAACAGGGAAAATATTGAAGTGATGATTGAGATGCTAAAACAAAACATGAGTTTGAGCGATTTCATCTTCGAGGCCTAACGTTTCCTTTTGCTTCTCGCTTCCAGCTTCTGTTGCTCTTTTTCCTCTTTCTTAAAGCAATATTCCTCAATTATTTCCATTATTTGATAGAACTTATATGGCTGTTCAAAATAACCACCTGAAAACGGCAACATGCCTTTTTTCATTAAATAATGGAGCCTTATTAACTCATTGATGCTCGGTGTCATGAAGTTACACGAACAAGTGAATAACTCAAATGAATTTGTCTTTATAATTGCCTGCTCTTTTATTGAGCTACATGAGTGCAACATGTTCATCGAGTTAGAAGCTGCCTCAAAAGTTAAGCCTGAGCGCTCAACCATATCGTTAAATTTAGACCTACAATTGCGGTGTTCAATGTTATGTATAGTTGATTCTAATAGAAGTAGCTCATAGTCATTTAAAAAGCTTATCTCGCTTGATTTTATTGCAAGATAAGCTAAGAGTGATGTGCTGTAAAGTTCCGATAAGAGCGAACTTTTAGCCTTTAGGAAACACTTTTTTTTAGCAGTTTAACGCCTGCTATCGGAAGGCCGGATCCTGGATTAATAACAGCTTCTCCGCTCGGAACGCCTTGGAGCAGGCTAGAAGTCGTTTCAATTAATAAACCTGCTAAATCTGTGTTAAGTAAGTCATTAATGTTTTCATCTGCTAACTCTCCATTCGCATTGAAATTAAACCTATATTCGCTACCGTCAGGTAACTGTATATTTTTGCAATCTTTTAACGTTAATGCTAACAAACGTTTTGCGAACTGCATTTGTTCAACTTCGCCCTGGAGCGCTTTGCCTTCTGCAAACACTTTTTGTTTATCTTGTAAACTCAATGGACTAAATGCAAATTGCACGTCGCCGATTTCAATCCATACTTTATCTGTTGTTTTGTATATTACCAGTGCCATGAAGGTACCTCCTATAAATTAATTAAATAGCTACAGCATTATACTGTAGCAAAAACCACGTCGGTTGCTGCAGTTTCAGAATAACCTGCTTGAAACTCAACGGCATATGTACCAATGCCATCAGCGTCGGCCATAGGCTTAGCTGTTATGATAGCTCTTGGTACATAAAAAGCAACAACATCTTTCATCTCACCAGCTACCGCTGTTGGTATGCCAGCATATGCGAATAAAGAAAACTCAGCGTTTGTGTCGAACTTATTGTAATAGCTAACGCTATCAGTTTCAGCATAAGTTGTTAAACTTCCTGAAGTTGCCCTTTGTGTAGCTCTAGTTGATATAATTCCATTTGGCGAACAAGTACTTGTGATTCTACCCACGGTGGATTCAACAGAAACAGCAACATCTGTACATGGTATAGAAACACCGTCCATGTAGATGCATGCACTTAAACAAATAGGCGGTAAAGCCACATCATATGCAGGAGTTAAACCGTTGCCAGACACACCGACAACTTCAGTTCCTCCATTGGCTACACCAATCTTTAAATCATCAGCAACATTGTCAGCAATAGCGTCTGTAATAACTACAGAAGAGCCGTCGCCATTTTTGTCGCTAGTGATTTTATAAATACCGTCAGCAAATACAACAGTTACACTCGCACCTGTTAACGCCGCATTAATCTTTGTCTGCATTTCTGCAGCAATTAAAGCACCAGATGTTAGACCGGCTAGCGTTAAACTAACGGTTACAGGAACTAATCCGTCAACAGCAATATCAAAGCTGTCGTCCGTTCCAGCACTAATATCAGTGCTAGGAGTTGTAGCGCTATAGCTATAACCAGCCGTTTGAACAACACTATCAGTATAGTTAATGCCCTCTAGTCCAAAACTTAATGTTGGTATTTGTCCAACAGAAAAATTGTCTACAGAAATAGAGTTTACTAAACAACCTGTTGCTTGCTGTTTAAATGTTTTATCTAAAAAGCTTGTTACAGTTAGATACTTATGACCACTGTTAGCACCATAATAATTTTGCACTTTTTCAATCACTACTGAGTTAGAGAAAGCAGTTGTTTTTGGTCTCAATAGCGTAATAGTCGCCGAGCCAGCTGTTGTAACCTTTGATAATATTGGTGAAACATGGTAAGCACCAGCTTCTTTAACCATAATGATGTCACCAATATTAAGTTTGCTTATATCAGCATCTTCAATAGCTAGCACATTAGTTGTGTTTCCAGTAGCTTTTGTGGTAACTGTTGACGCTAAAGCTCTTTTTGCACCTAATAAAGATTCAAATAATAAGCCATATTCAGGTGTTACACCGGCAGTGCCATTGGCTTTCCACTCAACGCCAATTGAACCCGTCGCTGTTTTAATGCCTGTTCTTGGTATTTGTGCGGCGATTGAAGCCGTTAAAACATTTCGCTCAACAAGCTCTTTTTCACCGTTTAATTCAAAACCATCAGCCAATACTGCAACTGCATCTGAGCTTGTAGCTGGTTCAACCGCAACGCCTTGAGTTGTTTCTTCTTTTATGTAAACTACACGTGAACGTGTGGTAATGTACGCCATTTTAATTCTCCTTAATAAACGCTATATTGGCATCTTACAACGAAGTTGCCCTCAATAACTATTAGTTTTTCTTTCTCAATAACAACAGGTTCAGACAACGAGAAATTGCTAACATTTATAACAATATTTGTAGCATTAATTTTAGTGCTAACCGCCTGTTTATAAATGTCATCGTACTTCTCACTTATATCTAAAACTGTAGTTATAATGTTTTCATCTGAACTTGCTTGTGAGATATAACTTTTACAAATAACAATACTGAAAATATAATCTATTGTAGCGTTCCTTGTGTTTCCAGCTACTTCTTGCTGCCCTCTAGGAATAACGCCGAACCTAGCAGAACTAGGCGTGAATTTATTCTTATCAAGGTCAAGAATGTGGGTTAATCTAGTATAACCTGTTGTAGATGCAACTAAAGTTTCAAGATTTGCGTGCAATGTTTTTAGGTTTGAGCTCATCTAAGCATCCTCACCACTCCAATATTTTGTTTTTGTTTTTGCTCATTTAGTTCATCAAACAAAGACAAGAACGCAAGCCTTAAATATTCATCGCCCTTTTTACAATATTCTCTGCTCTTTACTTTCCAGCTGTCATCAGGATTGTCAGAAACTTGGTTGAAAATCCTACACATCGCATAATATGTAGCCGCTAAACGCACTTCAAATATATCGTATAAATCAAAAGGGGTTAGGCGCTTGTTTAATGCGCTAACTCTAGTCATACCTTCCGCTAATGTTCTGTCGTTATTTAATTTATTAATACCTTGGTTGTTAAGCTGTTGCACTATTGAGTCTCTGACTGCTATGTGCGTTAAAAGATGTGAAGAAGCTCCTAATAAAAAATCAGGATTTGATATAAGATTATATTCTTTCTTTAGTTCGTTATCATCAGAAAAGATAATACCAACGCCGTTTAGAGAATATTCTATATCAATATCAAATGTTAGCTTCATTATAAAACCGGTAGCATCTTCATAACTATCTTTTTGCCAACCTAAATCGTCTGGATTAATAGATATAAAACCAGAACGCTTAAAACCGTTAGTGTTATCAATCAATCTTATATCTGTAACTCTTTGCCAACCCGTTGATGTTGAAAGCTCAATCTTAATTGTAGCCTGTAATTCGTTTGGCGTTGGCAGGTCAACATAAAAATTGCGAATAGGAGTGTCTGAGATTAAATAAAGGGCGTCGGTTGTTTCTTGTGTTATATCCTCAATATCGCTAGTAAACTGATTACAAGCTCTCGACAAGTTCGAGCTATTAAAATAAATTATGAACCTTGAGTTAATATCAATCATTAATAGCTCCTTGTGAAAAGAGCACTATAAAATTATAGCGCCCCTGCATTATTAAGAAGAACACCACGAACACCTAGGTCAAGAGTTTTAAGACCGTAGTAAGATTCCATTAAATATTCATCCAATGAACCCTTTAAGTTACGACCTCTTTCAAAAGAAACACCGTATTGTCTAGCAAAAACAGTATGAGACATGTGATATGCAACCGCTTCAGAAACAGTAACATTATTAGAAATTAGAATCTTAAAGCCAGCTATTTCACCGATTTCGCCTTTTTTCAACCCTAAAGTCGAACCGTATTTGCTAGCATCTAAGAAATTATTAAGCTTAACAATATCAGCTTTTTGCGTTGGGTTAATTATAAAATACCTGTTTTCTTGAGGAACTTTAGCAGTATCAAGAATCTTTGCGGCTGTAAAAATATCAGACAAAGATAAAGTGCTTGAAGTCTCTAGTTTCACTCTATTATTAGCGTGTGCTTGTCTAACTGCAGCGTAAACATCTAGCTCAAGCTGATCTACTAAGCCTTGGACTGACAACTTCATTGTTTCTACAGGAATATTTAGAGTTGTCTGAATTCTTGCTTTAGTTTCAACTTCAACATAAACGCCTTTTTGTTTGTCTAGGCTCAAAGTGTCAGACGCTACTGTAAATTTTTGTGCAGTGTAATTTGTTGATTCCGCTTTACTTTCAGCTGTTAAGCCTGTTGTTCTTAAATAATCCACTGATGAGTTATTGCCAGCATCTTGCGAACGGTCTAACACTGTTGGGATAATTACAGCTTGTTCAACTAAAAATTGTTGAACATACGCTGATATTAAATCAGGCGAAGACGCTGAGATTTCTGATTGTATAATTTGTCCTGGTACTAGTGCCATAAATAGTCACTCCTCATTTTTGCATTAATTTTAATATCTCTGCCGAGCTCATTTTTGATATTTCGGTAGAGCCTGTTTTTGGTGCATTCTCCGGAAGTTTGGTAGTGCTAATATTTTTAAGAAGTTCTCCATAATCTCTTTTGAACGAAGCTGCATAGTCTTGCAATGAATTTTCATCAACATTGCCAGAAGATTCCAAGATAATTTTAGACGTATCTATAAATTTTCTATATGAGTCTTTTTTTAGACCGCCTGTTGCACGCAAAAAAGCTTCAATTTTCTTAGCTTCTAAGAATGCTTTTTTTTCGTGCTCTGCTCGTTCTTTAATTTCTGCTAGTTCTTTTTCTCTTGCTTCATAAAGTTCTTTATAGCGAGCTTCTTCAAGTAGCTTAGCGTCTTCAATCTCTTTCAGACGCTTTTTAGCTTCATTGTGCTCTTTTAAAATACTCTCTTTTTCAGCTTGAGCTTTCTTTTTTTCATCTAGCAGTTGACGATATTTTTCATAACTAACAGTCTCAGACTCATTAGAATTATTAATACCATCCTTTATACCTTCTTCTTTTGCCTTTAAGTTCTCAGAACTTGCTGGTTGTGTCTCAGACACGTCAATATCTTTTTGCATGTAAAAACCTCCTTCATGCTAATAACTATAATTAATATAACATATATCTCAAAACCTTGTAAACAGATATAAACTAAACTTATGAAAAAAACCTTGTAATATATTCATCTCGTGCACGTTCTAGTATTCGTTGAACATCTTTAAGCTCAGACTTGGAGAGATGAAAAAAAGGGCGACCGTTTCGCTCATTCATATATGCCTTGTATTCAGCCCTGTCATTGTTAAAGAAAATGTTTACTGAACCTTTTTTTGCTTTATATTTTATGGAGCTTAGCATTTGCCCAGTGAAAGTTAAGTTTGATTTTTTTATTTTAGCTCTATCACCTAGCAAACTTGAGTACTCTTGCCTGAATATTTTGTAGTTTTCTGACAAAGGTTTTAATCGCTGTTTAAGTGCACCATCTTCAGCTACTCCGTAGCCTGCTTTTGTTCTGTTGACGATATTTGAAACAGTTATTTCACCTATATCTCTAAATATAGGCGCATCTTCCATTTGTACCTCAAACAAATAAGTCAGAGCGTTAACGGCTTCTCTGATACTATTGAAGACTCTCATTAACGCCTCCTCATAAAATCATTATATAGCCTATCAATATATGTCTCTTCAACTTGTTTTTGCTCGGGTACTTGAATATTGATGCTTGCATTATCTGTTATTGAGTTAAGTAAATCAGCAAGTTTTGGGTTTTCTTTTGATTTTTCCGCTAACTTTGTGTATTTCTGTATTATCCTTTGCTCCTCTTCATCTGATAACCCGAAAAATTCACGCTTTGGTAATATTTTTGAGCCGTTGTTATGGCCGTGCGCCTTAGCAGCTTGTTCTTCGTCGTCAAAGAAGATCTCAATTGAATCTGGTGATGTGTCAAAATCGATGCTGTTCAGCATCTCGCCAAATAGTCTTAAATTAACTCGGCTAGATTTGTTCATAGATTCAAACACATCGGAGTTTTTGTAATCTTTTGAATAGGCTTGAAATTGATTGCCTCTTAAATCTTTTGAACTATTACAGCGGTCAATAATCGTGTTAATTATCTCCCTCGCCATCATCTCTTTGTAAAATAAGTTTATCGTCTTCGGCACTTTCACGCTGAACTTCATCATCTCTCTGTACATCTGTAAGCTCCTTAATTTCTGGTTCTTTTGAAGCCTTTTCCTCTTCTATCAATCCAATATACTCCTCAGCTTCTTCGTTAGAAGCGAAGTTATTAATCTCTTTGATAGCATCGACTAATGTCGTGAAACCTTTTTCATATTTGAGAATAATTCGCTCAAGTTTTTCTTTTGGCATCTCTGGAATTTTTGCGTGCTCTTCAAAGCGAGTAACAGCATCAGAAATATTCATCGCACCGAACGTTTTTATTTCAATGAGTTCAAATATTTTGCGTTCAGCTTGCGCTAATACTTTTCTATTTTTATTAATAGTTGTGGACACATCAGCGTCATCTATAACTTTAGCTATGCCTGAAATGTTGCTCATGCTAATGTTTTCAGTGATGTTTCCGTTCTTTAGACCTTTCGAGTCCAGCCAAAAACTATACTGCACATTAATATTTTTAATAAGGTCATCGATATTTAGAGTTGGTTTTATCGTTCCAAGTTCGGGTTTATCGCCCTCTTGACCTGTTGACTCTAAAAACCAAACTGCATTTGGTGCTAAGGTTAAGTTCTGAATTGATGCGTTAAGCGCATATATAATTGAAAATGCTTGATATTTAAGGGCATAATTGCCGTCTGTCAACATGAGAGGTAATAACGTAATCATTTCATAATCATCGATCGGTGCAGGTGGCATGAGCTCATAAGTTTTTATTTTGATATAAACAAAAGGGATAACACCGTACGGGTTATCTTGCTGTGTCAATATCTTATTATCTTCACACTCATAATAGAATTCATGCGTGTAAACCGCATACTTAATAGAATAGTCTTTGTTTTCTAGTATCTTAATGAAGTGTGTAACTCTTTCGGGGTTAACTGCATCGTCTGAATATACTAAAAAACTATGTGCTGGAAGCACACGCATAAAAGAATTTAATGGCTCTTGAGAGTCATATATAGGCTCTACAGCGACGCAGCGAGAGAGATTGAGTAAAGAGTCAATTCTTTGTCTAGCGTCGTCTAGTCCAAATATTTGCGCAGCCTCATCCGCCACAGGTTGCCTAATAGATGTAGTTTTTACATCAGCGGTCACATACGCCTGTGCCAGTTTCTCAACCAGTTTAGGCACGATGTTTATTACTGACAACCTGGACTCAGCTTCTGAAGCCGAGTTCTCGCCCTTCAGGTCTGTCCTTAGACGCTCTTTTAAATACGGTGTTAAATTGTTGTTAAAAATATCATATAATCTAAAATTATATTTCAAATATAGATTCTTCTCTTTTATATATTCATAAATCTTTTCAATATCCATTAGAAACCTCCTTAGATTTCAAGTATATCACAAAATCTTTGTTGCTTTAGGTTTATTTATATCGTTTGTTTTTTTGAGTGGAAACAAGTACCATGCCATATAACCGAGAGCGTCGGAGATGTGGGATAGCTCTGCTTTTTTGTTATCTTTCATCATCTTTTCCAGGTCTCGTATTAACATTTTGCATCTTGGATGAACAAATAATCGCCCCTTTTCTAATAGATTATTTACACAATTATAGCGGTCACCAACCGGTGGATTCCTGGAGCGGGCGACGTTAAGACCGCCTTCCCTTAGAATTTGATGGTCGGTCTTTTGCGAAGAAGAACGTCTTGAATCTCCCGTGCTATCAGCTACTTGTGTTATATTTCTACAGTCGTATTTGTCTAGTAATGTATCTCTTAAAATGTAAGTATTTGAATTTTCTAACCAAATCTCATCAACTACATATATAGTATCACCGACAACGTGACAACATACAGAAGTCATTGGACAAACGTTAAAATCTGTACCAACATATTGGATTGGGTAATCAAATTCTTTAACATGTTTCTCTCTGTTGAACATGTAATAAATCTGATTTGCGTTAGCCTCAAAGAAGAGACCATGGAGCTCTTGTTTTTGTAGATTCGAGTCATATGAGGATTCAAGCAATTCAATATATTCTGCCGGCAGATGTTTATTGTCGTATGTGCTTGTATATATTAACTCTCTCTGTGCGTTTGCTTGTTCAATCCACCACTCGTACGCCCAGTTCAGACCATTCGGCGTAAAAACAGTGCGTATACGCATACTTCCATTTTTATCTCTAAGTCTACCCAAAAAAGTTAGGAATGCTGAGCATTCCCAATAACTCATCTCTTCGATTGACAAACTAGCGTACTCAACTGAGCGGACTCGTTCGCTAACCTCTTGACTTCTCAAATGTATTTGTGTTTTATACTTATTATCTAAAGTGATTACTTGGTCTGATTTATTTAGCACGTGTTTCACGTTGAACATATCGAGAAACATTCTAAGGTATGGTATAGATACAGTTTTTAACTGCTGGTTACTTAACGCCGCTACACAATGTAATCCTTTGGGGTATTTCAAAACTTCATTCAAGATACAATTAAGGTATAATATGAACGACTTGCCACCGCCAAGTCCTGAAGTAAGAGCGCAGTATTTACCTTCGTTGGTAAAAAACTCATGTTGTTTTTTATTGAGCTTTAAATTTATGGCGTTCATGAGGCCTCCCATTCCGGTGTATTTTCTTTTTTTTAAAAATCACAGCGTGAACGTAATGGGCGCTTCTTTTAAGTTTCCAGTAAAACAGTCAAACTTTCCAGAATCGTACAGTTTTTGTAATTCTTCACGGACAGGTTTAGTGTTGCCACGCATCCACAGCACTTCTGTACGGGCTGTATTTTCTCTGACATTCTTATTTGAAGTGTCTCTTTTTCTGCGTGTCGTGCCCTTGGCGCTATTTATAGAAGTAAATTCAACTCGCTCCCATCCATACGCACCTACAAAATCGTTGTTGTAGCCCGACAAAATAAAACTCCCAACAAACTCTTTGTCTAAAAATTCTAAAAATTCTTTGTATTTTTCCACGGTAAAGTCACCAACGTAAGCTTTACAATCCGTGCCCATATACGGAGGGTCGATATACGCAAAAGCTTGTGGGCAGTTAAACTGTCGTAAGCAAGTGATTGCGTCAACATTAGCTATGCTTGTAGAAACCAGTCTATTGAAGAAAGCCTGTAAGTCTAATTTGTTAGCCCAAGTCGCACTAGTATTATGCTTAAAAACAACCCTCCCCCATCCAGCAAAGATTTTGCCGCTGAAACTCATATTTGCTTGCACAAACCAAGCCCATGCTCTTGTAATATCATCGAAATCAGTAAGGTTCTTTAAAATATTCTTAGCAGTTCTATACTCTTCTTCTGAATACGGTGTAAACTGTAGTTTATGTTGCAGTTTTTCAAAGCCGTCTTTGTCTTGTAACACTCTAAAAAAATTAACAAGTCGTCCATCAAAATCATTCAAAACTTCTCTATAATAGTCCGTATTATTCACGCTAGGCCAGGCCTTATGCCAGAAAACACTAGCCCCCCCACAAAAAGGCTCTATATACACAGTGTGTTTTGGTATATAGGGTAATATCTTTGAAACCATGCGTTGTTTTCCTCCATAGTACGAAAACGGTTGTTTTTTAATACCTTTATTGAATAGAACTGCGTTATGCAAACCCCACCTCTTTCTTTTTAATCGACAGAAATATTTACAACAACATCTGTATCTCCCACACCGTACACATCTGTTGCTTCTAAGCGCCTGTTTAGCTCCATAATATTAATATCAGCCTCCACTTGTTTTGCTAGTTTTCCAGCCTGTTTTTCAGTGTATTGGCATACTTTAAATGCATCAGATGCCGGAACTCCTTGCCTTATCAACATCTTAACAAACATAATGTTTTTTGGGTATTGGCTTTTTAACAGCGCTACCATAATTGCTCCTTTAAACCCCGTGCTTTGTCGTGTTCTCTTCTCATATCAATCAAAAGCCTTGCTGCTTGAATTTGTACATTAGGCGCTCCAGTTAAGGCAAGTTGGTACACATGTGCTTGCAATAGTGCCGAACCTTTTTTATAAATCATGTTTAACCTCCTGCATATAGCCGCATCAGTCATCTCGCTGTATGTTTGTTGCCACACCAGCAGGCGCTTATAATCTCTGGGGTCGCCTGTAACGGCCTCAACAGCCTCGGCGGGCGTTGACCCTGAAATACAGTAGTAGGCACATTCTAAAAATTGCTCTTTAGTGAATATAGTTGAATATTCAAAAATTATATCCTCATAAATCTCTTTAGGCACTAAAATAGCGGTATCAAATGATTCTATTTTTTTAACAACTGCTTTCTTAGCCATGCTTACTCCTAAAGCTCTTGTTTAAACGAGCTTTTCACTTCTTCTAGTATAGCATGTAATAAATGGGAGGGCATAGCCGTGTTGAATTTTTTAGCGACGTTGAAACACGCTTTTTCAAGCTTACTACTTAACTCGTTCTTTTCTATGTAGTTTTTTGCTAGTATCTGTAACTCAAGCGCTTCTCTTTTTAGGCGCACTTCTTGTATATTCATAATTTTTTACCGTTATAAAAAAGTTTTTCTAATTTTACATCTCTTTTTTCTTTAACACACATAAACGCCTGCTTGTTGATAGTATAAATCTCTTGAAATCTTTTGTCATCTAGTGTATATTCGCTGATAAAAACAGGAGCGTCAATATTAGCCGCCCAATCATAAAAAGCTTTGTGGTCAAAACTTGAAATGTTTTTATTGTTACCATATCCACCGGTATGAATATAAGGAATATCGCAATATACAACGCTATTTGGTAATATCTCAACAGCTCTGTAATCTTGCGCTGTTATTTTTGGGTTTTGCTGTAGTCGCTGTAGTCGCTGTAGTTGCTCTAGTCGCTCTAGTTGCTGTAGTTGCTGTAAACCAAACACATCTCCATTATTAAATAATTTTCTGCAACGCTCACGCAAAAATAATCTTCTTTTTGTTATACTATTAAACTTTTGAGGCCAGGTGGAAAAGCCGAATATTTCCACAGCAAAATCATCAAAATCGGCAAAAACTACCGCATTATGCAGACTCTTTTTTTTCATTTCTATATCATGGTTAAACATATAATTTCTATAATTATTGCCGAAAGACCAAATTAATTTTACATATGCATCATGCTCATCAGCATCATCAAAATCTTTTTTACTAATCCATGTAGGTTTAAAAACTTCGTAATTATATTTCCCAGCAATGCCATCTTCAAACAATTTTGCTACCCCTGGACGTATTTCATTGTAATGAAAATTTTTATAATTATTTGTTTTGTGTTGCATCATATAGTGCGTGACTGAACCGCCGCCCCCAAATAAATCATAAAAATTATCAGCTTTAGGAAAAAACATTGCAAGTGACGGAATTATTTTGTCTTTTGAGCCCTGATACGGTAGGCCAAATTCCGCCATCACGCCACCCGCACTTTCAAATTCCGTCCGACAAGCTCTTGGAATAGTGTATAGTGCTCCTCTGTGTCTGCACACTCTATAATTATCCGAAGTTTTTCTTTTATCTCAGGTTCTTGTTGTTCTTCGGGCTCGATGGGTTCGTCTAAACTAAAAACAGGTAAATCTCGCAATAATTCACCTATGTTCAAATCAAAAATATAATCATCGCCTAATTCAAGTTTTATATCAGCTAAAATTTCTTTTAAGCCTTCCGTGAAATCACCAGCAATGTTCTTATTATTCATGGTAACATTTAACGCTTTTTCTTCTGCTTCAGATAGCTCTACATACGTGACTGGCACAACTGTCAAACCGACCGCTTCAGAAGCACGTAATCTCTGATGTCCAGAAACAAGTGTTTTTGTTAGTTTATTTACTATCAGCGGTTGTGTCAGACCAAATTTTTTGATGCTTTCACACAACCCAGTAAATTGATAGTTATTAATTTCACGGGGGTTGTATTTTGCGGGATTAATGTCTTTTATAGACACCATTTCTATTTGCATACACTACTCCACAATTTTTTCTGTTTCTTTTGAGGCCTTGAATTTCAATTTTTTGCGGGCAGGGATTTTCAGGGCTTCGCCTGTTTTGGGATTTCGTCCTGGTTTTTCTAGTGTTTGAACGCATTTTAAACTACCAAAATTTTTTATTTTAATTTCAGCACCAGCGTTCACGGCATCTAAAATCCCTAGTATCAAATAATCAACAACAGCTTTCGCTTTGGCAGCACTGAGTTTTTGTGCTCCTATCACTTCTTCTAGCCCGCCGTTTAGTAGAGCGGCCAACCATTCTTTGTTTAACGCATTGGTTTGTTTCATGTTTATTTCCTTTCATAAACAAATTGTTATACCTTTACTTATATATTACGCACTATTTTTATTAAACGCAAGAGAAACAAAAGAAAAAAGCAACAGGTGTTTTTCCTGTTGCTTTTTATTAGCGCAGTCGGCTGATTTGAATAGCGCCTCCCTTCTGCAGGGTGTGCTAGCATATTACTCCATTGACTGCAAAACAAACATAATCCACTTAAACACAGCCGTCAAGAAAAAAATTAGTGTGATGAGCTATTCTTAGTAATTGAGAAGCGGCTAAATATTTTTTTTCGGTGTCGATGAAATGCTGGCGTAACTTTTCCCCTGTTCGTTTCTCTCCAACATGCAAATGTGTTTCGCTGTATCTAGTGTAACTGCGTAATCCGTTTGCGGTCTTCCACATTGAGAGTTTTTAATAAAATTATTAAAAATTATAAAATCAACACCTTCCGTAAAATCTTCTAAACGATTCGTTGCCCAATTCCCAAATTGTTGCTTGCTCTCAACGAAAGCGTGAACGTCCCGTAAATTAACACTATTACATTTTTCTCCGCCGATTGTGGCGACAGCGATATTAATTAAATCCATAAAAACACCTCCTTAAAAAAAGTTAAAAAAAGCCATTTCTCGCAATGGCGGCAGCTGAAATTAACATATAAAAAAATACCCACAAAGTAAAGGAAAAAACAACATATGCTTTAAAAAGCGTTTATTTGTCTTGTGTGCATTCTTTTTACCAATTGGTGTGTTTATCTGTGTTGTGGTGTAAAAACGCTGTGCCGGCTAAATAAACAACGTACAGGCCTATTGCATATGCATTTCTCTTGAGCTGGAAATTATTTTGGCGCCGCCTTGATTTTTGGAAAAAGGCAAGCAGTGTTGCGTCCTGAAAAATGAGTAAACACATACAACTTTTTGATAATACAGTTAAGTTTAAAAACACGCTAAATGTTGTTTGTGTTCTTAAGCACGCAACATTGTGTTATTACACAAGAGTTAACGTAGTCTACATAAAAATTTACATGAAAAACACGTAACCATTTGTTATTGTTATAAGGTTAACAAATTTACAAAGTTTACACGCATCGACACAAATTCTCGTACCCCCCCAAAATACCCAAAAACGTTTACTGTTAATAATAAATAAATTAATATATATATATAGTTAAAGTATATAAGAAGTTATTATGGATTATGGGGGGCGTGGTTTGTGTCGGTGTGCGTAAACTTTGTAAACCCATAAACTCTCCAATAATAACAAAAACTTAAGTCTATTTTCATGTAAATTTTTAAGTAGCTCACATAAACAAACCAATAATAACAACGCATTGCATGTTTTTTGGAGCCACATAAACCACTGCCAAAATGGCACCTGATTTCAATACGTCAATAATTTAAGCAAATTACAAAATAAAAAAAAGTAAACAACATTTCTGCGGTTTACTTTTTAGAGAATAATTTTTTATTTTTGTGTTTTTTACTTTTTAGTGATCACCTCTTTCCCACTATCATCTACAGTCACTGAAAATTCTCCACCCATTTCAAGTCGAACAAAATTAAAAAAATCGTCCTTTGCTCGTATTTCTTTATCTCTGAACACCAACGCCTTAAGCATCTTCCAATCAGCTTGCCCATACTTAGTCAATTTAGTCATAATTTTCTTGCGAACACGAACTAAAAGTTTTGTCTCCTTTATATCGTTGAACGTGACGTCTTCACGAGCACTTGTATGCCTTTCCGATTCAGACAGCCAGTGCGTGAAACAATGGCGTACAATAAGCTCTGCGTCGGCCACAGACGCATGTTGCACCTCTTTCGGTATTTCCATAGCATCAACATATTTGTCTTCACCCAGCTCGATTAAAAGCGCTATTTTTATGCCGTGCAATCTTTTGCGTGTTGCCGAATCATCCTCTGTCTGTCCTTTTTTGAGGTTTTCAAGCAGTGTGGCGCTCTCCGCAAATTTTTCTTTCGCCAGTACTAGCTTCACTGGATCATAAACGTCGGTATCATTGATGAGCTTTTTCAACTCCACCTCTTTTTTCTTTTTTTCGTCTGCGTTCATTTTCTTCTGTTTGCTTGTTGCATCTTGCTCGGCTTCAAACACTTCAAAGAGCGGCTCTCCTGCATCGCTAACAGCGAGCGGGTACTTTGCCCTATAAAACGCATCCCGAGTTATACCTCGGCGAAATCTATTGCGTAGGGCACACATCCTCGACACATCCTCTTCGCAAAATTTATCTAATATAGATTCAAACGTATCAACTCCCTCCTCCGTGTCGTCGAAATATTCAGATAAAGATGAGTCTTCTTTCTTCTCAAATTCAGGAGCTATGTAATATAAAGGCCTGTTGCCAATACCGTGTTCAAAATCGAGCGCCTGAATGTATTCATCTGCAAATTCATAATACGATGTAGCGAAGAACATCGTCTCAAAAACATGCTGCACTTCTTTCTCGTCCTCTGTTTTACTCACCCAACCAACTAATGTGCCGTCATAAAGTTTTGTGTGCGCTTTTTTTAATGAAGCATCCATTGAGCCTGAGCCACGTCCCTGTTTCAACAAAAAGCCGCCATCGCTTTTCATCTCATCAAGCAGCATTAGGAAGTCTCTTGGTATTGGTTTGCCAGAAATTTGTCTAAAGATTCCAATCGTACTTTTTGCATCTGCCAACACCGATAATTTTAGTTCCACCACCAGCCTCTTATAAATATCAAAAAGCACTTGCTTTCCAACGCCAGAAGCTGCGAATATACCGACAAAAGTGTTAGGGGCAGCGTAGCCTAGCTTTTTTACAGTCTTAAAAGCGTAGTCGTACTGAAAAGTTGCGGAGAAAACAGATGTAGCGAATAACAGCGCTGCAAGCGGATGGCGGCCGTCTTCAAAAAGCCTGTTAGCCACATCAGCGAGTCTAAAAAAGCTGTTCCCACTCTTCCGTGCTGCTATCAATGCAAGCAGCTCATCGTTAATATTTATTATTTTTGTCTCCGTTTTCTGCACTTCTTCGAAAGCGCTCATATCGCCAATTTTCAAAACAACTGCTTTTGCCAGCTCTTCTCGCAACAATGTTGTTTGTTTCCACCTGTTTAACGTTGTGCCTCCCGCCCTAGGTTTTGTTAAACCGTTCCAGGCCATTAAACAATCCTCTGTGCCTTCATAATCCGGCATCAAACTAGAAATAACATGAAACATATCAAAACGTTTCTGTTCAGCGCATGCTAGCTTTTTTATGACAAGTCCTATCTGAATCCATGCTTGCCTACAACGCCCAGACTCCCATTTAGAGCCTGGCGCAACACACTCTAAGAACTCGTCTAGTTTTAATTTACACTGTGCGTCAATTGCCTGCCCGTCACTGCTATTTCTGCGTATAGCGTTAGGCAATATACTCTCGAAAAGCTCGACGTCGCACAGCGTCGCTGTAGGCTCTTCCGTGGGCTTTTCTTTTTTACGCTCCACGACACTTAACTCACGCCAATACGCCAATAAGCTTTTCGGGAGCATGGCTATTTTTGTTTCCCGCGGATCCGTCAGCCAAGTGTGCCTGCGCCCGTCTAAGCCAGACCCATATGCCGGCGGTACGAAACATAGCGAAGGGTTGCGTGAAGCGTTTTCACAAAGCAAATCAACGCCATCCATGCCAGATGTGCCGTTACTCTTTGTAAGTAGCCGTTCTTCGGATAAAAAGTAATAGTGGAACCCGCCTGTACCTGTTTTCTCAATAATAGTGCTAGCATTTAGCACCTCAGGGAACATCTCACGCAACGCAATTGTACCGTCTTTACCCCTTTTTATATCTATATCCACGCAACATAAAAAGCGTTTTACACCTACTGTGCCGAGGTGGATTGTCGGGATATACTCAGAAGCGCCGTCATCCATTCTAGAGAAAAGAGCCTGTTTCACGTGCTTCCTGTTAGCCAACTCAGCGAGCGGAGCACGTACAGGTTTGCCTTTTTTATCTATAGTGCGGACCTTCGAGCAAAAAACAATTGTCCCAAATTTTTCAGCAAAAGCGTATGTTTGCTCGAGCTGGTCGGCATACTCATCTATATGCGTATTATCCATGGAGTTCTCCCTCTTTCAATAGCTTAACACCGAGGCTTCGTAGGTGGTCGATAGACTCTAAAAGTCCATAAGCGGTGTAGGCGTCTACAACTGTCTTGTATTCTTCGCTTGTATAGCCCAGTTCAGGCTGCGTTGTCATTTGATGAAAAAGAAGGTCAGCATACACATCCTCAAGCGTGATATACCCCATCCCTGCACGGAGAAACCGCCAAGATAATTCGCTTTTTACTCCAGTTGAGTAGTAATGCGTTGCCGTCAATTCCGATACATCAAGCACCCTGCTTATAATAAAACGCCCCGCTAGTTGCAGCTTTTTATCACCGTCTAACACATAGTTAGGGTAAGTTAGCTCATGCAGCTTGCTCGGTATTATCTTCGCAATGCGAGATTTATATTTTCTTTGTTCTTTCACTATTACGGGCTTCATCTTGTTTTCACTCCTTAAAATAAAAATTAAAAATGTACTTTACATTTGGTACTATTGTAGTGTATATTATTTTATGGGAAGAGTAAACATTTTTTAAAACTTTTTAAGGAGGCCTAAAATGAACAAAACTGAAGCATTTAAACATCTAGAAGCGATACATCAAGTACTTGAAGGTAAACATGAGGTGGAGCTTGCTGAACTATGCGAGCAGGTAATTAACGGGTATTTTTATGAAAGCCCTGTAAAACCCAATAACGTACTAAAAGAAGCTTTAAAACTTCTGAAATCACCGCCGAAGAATGATACAGAATTGAACAATATTAAATACGATAGGGAGGCTTGGTTGTATTGTTTTCAAGTAATTGATAATAAAGCCATCTTCTCTAGTGGCTTGTGTTTCATAAGTTTTCCCACTGAAGGCTTAGAAGATGGCTGGTACACAAAAGCGCTAGTACCTGTTGACCAAAAAATATGCGCTGACTGGCAAAATGCAAGAACATATTGTAGAAATTTTGAGAATTTTTATAATAATGATTATAACGGTATGTACGCAACCGCTGAGACATTTTTAGGACGAGTAAACAAAAGCAAAGAAAGCAACGCGGTCAGTGTTACAGTTCATGACAAAGAAGAGGTGTTCAATTTCGATACAAAAGTGCTTGTTATTTTTCAGCAAATCTTATTGAAATACGCTGAAAAAGCTGAAGTTGTACATTTACGATATGATGAACGCTACGGTAGCAGTTGCGAGTTTAGATTTAAAACTTTTGCTTTTAAGAACCTTGAGATAGAACTAGTGTGTGTACACAAAAACATAGGAGCTGTGTAATGGTAGCAGGAAAGTTAATATTTACACCGAAAACAGGCGATATGAGTCTGCAAAAACAGGGGCTACTAGACCCAACTAAGCTATTATTTGCTGAGGTTTTGAGCATCCACATCGATAGTACAAACATAACTGTAGAGATTCACAAAGATATGATTGTTATAAATGGTGGTGTAATAAAAGGAGAATTCACGGTACAGTTAGACATCATGAATGGTAGAGAGAATAAAATGTTGTATTGCTTGAATTTTTACAAAGCTACTGAAGAAAGCAGTGTACGACTGCCCTGCCCTTCTTTTGTTTGGCGAACAACTGAGTGTGTTTTAACTACAAAAACCAAAACTAAAGCGGTAAATGATTTTTTTGGTTTTAAGGATTATGAAGAAGAGTTTTCATTTGCTTGTGAAGAAACCGAAGATTTTTCATTAGATTTTTAGAGGTATATTTTATGTTAAAAAATGATGTCCTGCTTATAGAAACGGCTGCAGAGGCTGATGAGTTTATAGTTGTTCACAAGACAAACCCTCAATATTTAGTGTTTGATACTGAGACTACAGGGCTAAACCCCTTTAAAGATAGCGTGCCTTTTAGCTGGCAGTTCGCTATCCCAACCCCCCAGGTTTTGCGGTTGTTTTATTTTAATTTAAATAGTTACGGTGGAACAGCACCAACAACACCGCCTGCGTTATTTAAAAAATGTATGGCTGTTATAGCAAATGCTAAGAATACTACACTGATAGCACACAATATAAAATTCGATGTGCACCATGCAAGCGCACTTGGTGTTTGTTTTAACACGGTGCTTTGGGATACGATGGTTGCAGCACGCTACATAAAGAACAACCTTCCCAGCTATTCTTTAAGCGCCCTTGCAAAAAAATATTTGACAAAAGAATTCCACAAAGACGACGAAGTTAAAAAATGGCTTGATAAAAACAAAACCATTTCACACACCTGCAGTTTAAGTAGTTCTGGTAAACAGCTCGCATACAACCCGCTGTATTCACAAGTTCCTTTTGATATAATGTTCAAATATGCGATACAAGACGTTATAGCAACATGGTATTTGTTTTTAGCACAATGGGGCGAAATAAATAGATATAAACAGCTAGAGCCTGAATATTCTAAATCGTTGATAGCAAACATCGCAATGGAGCAAGAATATACAAAAATATTAATAAAAATGGAGGCTAGAGGTGTTCTTGTTGATGTTGATTATTTAGATGCAGCTATAGCATACGAGCAGGGCGAAATAGCTGCAACAAAAGAAGAATTTAAGAAACTTGCCGGCGAAGAATTTTTAGATTCAGAAAAAGCGTTAACAATTCTTTTCAAAGAGTTATACAATATTGATTTACCGCTCGGCGAACCGTCCGAGAAACTAAAGATTCAAAAACCAAAAACCGACAGTGAAACGTTAGAGTTTTTTGATACACCGTTGTCAAAATGTATCCTAACAATACGCAAACACAGTAAAAGATTGACAACATATTATCTAAATATCCGTGAAAACATTGACAATGATAATGTATTGTACCCAAATTTTAACCAAGTGGGTGCTACATCTTTCAGAATGTCCTCTAGTGGCGGCGTAAATTTTCAAAATCTACCTGCACACGAAGATAATGACGAAAAATTCCCGCTAAGGGGCTGTTTCATACCTCGCCCAGGTTACAGACTGTGTTCTATAGACTATGATGCGCAAGAAGTGAAACTAATCTTAGATTTAGCGGGCGAACACGACGCTATACGTGAAATTTTAGCGGGCAAAGACTCGCACCAGGCAAACGCTGATATTGCGGGCTGTTCCCGCACACAGGCAAAAAAAGTTATTTTCAGTATTCTATACGGGTCGGGCGACGCTTTACTGGCGTCAGGGCTAGGCGTGTCTCTAGAAGAGGCTAAAAAGATACGGGGGAAATTGATGGACGGCCTCCCTAAATTAAAATCTTGGTGCGCACAGAAAAACGCCATGGCTGAGGCAAATGGTGTTTGTCATAATCACGACGGGGGGCGCTATCACTTCGATGGTTCAGACAAATTTTATGTAGCTGTTAACCGTGTCGTGCAGGGGGGTTCAGCAGCTATAACAAAAAAAGGAGGTATAGCCGTGCAACGAAGGATTGATTCTGACACTATTTTCAAAGATGTGCATCAACTCATTGCTATACATGATGAGATTATTTTTGAAATACCGGAACATTTGGATGTTGCTGCTATGCAGCTGCTAGCAGATGAGATGTGTACAGGGTATACACCAGCGAACGGCCTCGGTATGACAGCTAGCCCTGAAATATATGAATATAGGTGGAAAAAATAAAACGCAAAAAAAGCTTTACAAATATAGTTTTTTTGGCTATAATAAAGAACATCAGCAAGCAGTTTTGCTGGTACAAACGAAACCGAAGGCGAAAACGAAAAAATGTTTTTAAAAGTCGAGCCTTCACATTTTAAAAGGAGGTTCGCAATGAACCAAGCTACTGTAGACCCATCAGATTTCTTCGCATCAGCTAACAAAGTATCAGAAAAAGTGTATTCCGGCGAAATTGCCGGCATAACACAATGGCCTGAATTAGAAGGCACGTGTTACATTGAAAAAGTTGGTCTAAAAAAAGTAGGCGCCAACAATATTATCACGATATTCGTTGAGCACGAAGATTTCGGCCGTGGCAACTTCGGCGTTTTCTTACCGAAAGTGGGCGCTAACGATTTCGCTAACGCTAAGCGCATGGAGCAATTGTACGCAACAATATACGCAGCCGGCGGTACAAAAGCAAATATGCCCGTGCAAACAGCTTTCACAAATCTTTCTAACGCATTAGCAAAAGGCGGTAAGATAGCGTGCTCGTACACACTAGCCTGGAAAGAAAGCGAATCAGCGAGCACCGGCAAGGTGTACAAAAACCAAGACTTAGTTATGTTAAAACCAATCAAAAATACAGAAGACACCACGCAAGCAACAGGGTTTTCGCTGTAATTGAAACATGGAGTAAATATGAAATATTCTGCATCAGGCATCGGCCTGTTGCGCTCTTGTGAGCGTGAGTTTTTTTACAGATATAACATGAAAAAGTTGTGTGGAAACGCTGGCATCGATTGCGACGCTGCGCCAAAAGCGGCCATGGAGAGGGGTACAATTTTCCATAACGCTTGGGAAACACACTTGAAAGGCACTTGCACGCTAAAACATATCGTTGAGCAGACGAAGAAGAAAGTGCATTCGTCTGTGAATAAAGCGACAAAAGTGAAAACTGTACAGCCGCTTTTCAATAATGAAGAAGACCCCGCAATATTTCTCGCAATGGTAACAGCATATCAGAGATTTTTGACGGACTACTTGTCACCACAAACAGGGTTAGAAGAGCTTTGCCTGGAGCTTGGTTTTGAGACAGGCGCAACTCGTGGCTTTATCGACGCTATTTTGTATGATAAAGCTACGGGCAAATGGAGCATCCAGGACAAGAAAACGAGGGCGACACTCACAAAAGGCGGTACAGCTAACGTCGGCGTTGAACCGCAATTCATGTTCTATGTGTGCCACTTGCTTGAAGTCATAGAATTAGTTAGGCAACGAACAGGCGTATTACTAAAAGCCGACGATTTCTTAGGCGTGCACGTGTGCGAGATACAGTGCCCTAACAAAGCTAGGAAAAAGAAAAGAGGCGTGGACAAAGAGCTTGTAACTACACGAAAAGATGAGACAGAGTTTTACGACACCGTGGAAACTATTACACAAAATCCACTAGCATACGAAGAGACGCTAGAAGATTTTTATAAACGCTTAGTTAACGAAGATGCCGTGGGTATAAGACAAACGTTTGTGCCAGCGCACGAGCTTGATGCCGTGGATTTTTGGAACAATCAGATGCTGCCGACAATCCAGAAAGGGCTTGACCTAGAGCTGGCTTTTGCGGAAACAGGCGCAGTGCAAGGCGTTAAAAATACCGGCAATTGTATTGGCCGTTACGGCAGCCCTTGCGATTATTGGAGCCAGTGCCACGGCGGAAAAACGTACAGCGAAACACTCGCTGAAATAGAAAAAAATACTATAACAACACAGGAGTAACCAAAAATGACAACAACAGCTTTAGCAGAAACACACTATACAAATGACGCAATTATGGAATATGTCCGCACTGGTGACGTTTCAGCAATGAATAACAAGCAAAAAAATGAAATAATTATCGGCATGTGCAAGCACTTGGGCATTGACCCAGCTATGAAACCGATTGACATCATTCCATCAAGTGCCGGTGAAAAATTATACCTAAATTCTACAGGTACAGATATGATTGCGAAACAACACAATTTATCTAGGGAAGTTGAGGAACTGGAGTTTAAATTTGACAACACTATTGCAATTTTACGCTCAAGAGTGACAGACGGAAAGCGTGTTGAAAAAGGTTATGCTGCAATAACCATTGGAAAATTTGAAGGTGGGAAGCTAGTGGCGCAAAGAGGCGAAGAACTAGCAAATACGTTAATGAAATTACAAACAAAAGCCCTTCGCAGGGCAACGCTCGCATTTGCAGGAGCTGCCGATATCGGGTTAAACACTGATATAGTTGAAAATAGGATTGAGGTTGTGCCACAACAGCCTATAGCTGTAGCACAAGCGCAACAAAAACCCGCAATACAAGCTCCTGCATTTTTAAGCGGCAGCGCTGTACCAGCTGATATAGTAGAGCCTGTTAAGCCGAACAGTGTGCCTATACAAAAGCCTATTGAAGAAGATGAACTTGTTGTTGAGGCGGACGTTTCCGAAGATGATATTGCAGATACTATCGACTATGACGCAATGGCAAAAGCGCTTATAAAAGAAAGATATAAAACGCAAAAAGAGTTTAAAGAGCAGACAGGATACACCCTTGCGCATCTAAAGAAATGGCTTGAAAGCGGTAAAACATTTGAAGAAATGTCTGACGAAGAACCAGCTACAAAAGAAGAAGAGAAACAAACGAAGCAGCAAGAGAAAATAGCACAAGGCAATGTATTGGCTGAAAAAAATGATGCACTTGCAGCTGAAATAAAAGATAAATACGCCTTTGATTTAGGCGAGGCCAGCATTTTTGAAGATAAAAAACCAAAAGTTATTGAATATGACTTGTTTGACGGAAAGAACCCGATACATCTGAAAATATTCCTGGCAGTGATTGCACAGGAGTTCGGCGAAAACTGGAAAGTTGAAAGGCCAATGCTTAAAGAAGTTTTACAAACCAAAGTGATGCCTGCATTCCATAAACGTGCGTTATTTTTAGTAAAAGGTACTGAAGAACTTTTTGAAGGTTTTGTGGATAACATACACAAAGAGTTAGACAAATAATAAAAACAGGAGCTTCACTGCTCCATAGTTTTAGGAAAAAGTTATGCTATACACGCTTGAAAAAATAGATGTTTCTTTTGAAATAGTCGGCGAAACGGTACTAATAAGTTCAAAATTCGCCGATAAAGATGAGGTAAAAGCGTGGGGCGCTAAATGGCATCCAGCTGAAAAAAAATGGATGCTCACGTTAGAGATTTTTTGTATTATGTTCCAGCAATTGCATGCAAAATACATTTTTGATAACGCTGTGCCTCCTGTTTTCACTATACAAAAAGGTACATACACTCATAAAGAAAAACCTTTAATTTTCAAGGAAGTGGAGAACGACGGCGAACGCACCATTGACGTGCTTCAAGCGCCGTTTGAGTATAAAGACGAGCTAAAAGATTTAGGATTTTGGTGGAACACTGAAAAAAAATGTTGGTATTACCCAGATGTTGACGTTTTTTATTTTATGTTCAGCGACAGCATAATTGATGTTTCTACTGAAGAGAGCGAAATTATTTATTTTGATTTGGATGTTGTTTAGCTGCTTCGGTAAAGCGAAAGTTTGGTCTCGCTCCACCTTTTATTGTTTCGGCATAGTATTGTTGCGTTTCTTTTTTGTTTTGGTTTGATAGTGTGAGGCATTGGTTGGGTCTGGTTTTGCGAAGTTTTGGTTAGTTAACACTCGGCAAGGCTGCGGTAAAGTTGGGTAGTTTAAGGCAGTGGATAGGTAGAGTTCCGTTTTGGTCTGGTAAAGTTCTGATTAGACTGTATTGTTGCGGTGCTGTAAATCGAATTGCTGTTTTTGTGAGGTAAAGTTGCGTTTTGGCATAGTTTAGTCCTGTTTGTCATTGTTTTGGTTTGGTATGCTGTAATTCAGTTATGGCAATGACAAATAAAGTTAAGGTTCAGTAGAGCGTCCATGCTGTATGGGCACTTCATTGTTTTTAAACATTTTTTTTAGGAGGTTATATGTATAACTCATATCATGTTAGAATTAAATTAATAAGCGACTGTTTAGGTTCAAATCCTAAAAGTCCTAATATTTTCAAAGAGTTTTTAGTGGACAAGCGCAATGAGCTCGTTGATAAATATGAGAAAGCGTTGAAAAAGAGTAAGCAGCCAGAAGCGATTAATTATGAAGGTCAAGGGATTATTTCCGGCGCTGATGAGCTCCAAGGCATTTTTAAGAGTATCGAAAATGAGCTCGGGCGAAAGCTCGCACAAGAAGAGAAAGAGACTCTTCTAGGGTCAGACTCAGAAGAGTTTATGCTTGAGCTCCTAGGCGAAAGCACAGACACGAAAAGTACGATATTCCTCAAAGATGAAACCGGTTTGCCGTATTTATCTGGCCATGTAATTAAAGGGTTTTTAAAGGCTTCAACTGAAGCTCTATGCAAGCTAAAACCCACCAAAAATGGAGCGTTTCTAGGCTCAATGGCCGCTAGTGCTAAATACATAAATACATTCATGGTTTGTTCAGATGTTTATTTCTTTGATGAGCATGGCAAGCGTCAAGATATAAAGAGGAATATAGATGGTGAGGCTGATTATTTAAGCAGACCGCTCAGGGCAAAGACAGCTAAAGGCGACCGCATAGCTTTGGCATCTTCGGAAGTTATAGCAGAAGAAAGTATAGGCGAGTTCGTACTAACTCTTCTTGGCGGCGATAAATCACCAATAACTTTAGAAGATTTGCATGAGTGTTTTAATTACGGTATGTTTCAAGGACTCGGGAGCTGGAGAGGTTCCGGATCATATGGCATGTTTGAACTCATAGAAATAAAAGAGGTAAAAACACATAAAGAGGTCGCTCATTTAAACACAAAACGCCTAGTAACACTGAAATAAAAGGATGTAGCAATGTTATCGGCTGAAATAGTAGCACAAACATATGAGAAGTATAGGAAAAGTTTCTTCAAAATGCCTAAAGAAGATGCTCTTGATATTGTTAAGTATATGCTTCTTTATAATGTTTCTGCATATGAAGCAAAAAAACGTTGTGGATTCGACTGTTATATAAGTGTCACTTATTTCAGCGAGTTAAGCGAAAGAGCCGGTTTTGATGTAGAGTTCGTTGAATCTCCAGCGAGTACAGAAGAAGAGCTGATAGCAACAGAAAAAAGCGTGAATCAATTCAAAGCTAAAACAGCTGCATTAAACCTAAAATCGAAAAAACCTAAGGCTATTTTAAACAGTTTCGCTAAGTTGGCGGAATTAAAGAAAGGAAGCAACAAATGAAATTACATATAATTAGAGTAAAAAATTCAAACCGTCCTCTTTTTTTCATAACAGACAGTTACGAGCATGAAGAGCAGATCCGCAAAGACACACGGCAAATAGACGAACTAGGGAAGTTGCAAAGCGAAGAGATGCTTAATATTAATGCTAACCATCTGGAAGATTTTCTAAGGAGCATTGATGAGAATGATTTAGGCTTTACAAACGCTTGCAACTATTTATATGAATTAATAAAAAGTTATGGTGGTAAACATGCGTAGCCCACAAAACATGTGCCAGTACCAGCCCTATTTTATTACAGAAATAACAGGCTACACAACGTGCCGGTTTACAGGTGAAATGATTGAAAACTTTGAAAGATTGACGGAATCAATGCAAGAATTTAGGTATTCTTTCGCTTTAGACTGTTATATGTCTTATGAGTCGCTAAGGTTTCTGGTAGATAAGATTAATGAAGAGACTAGCAATAATTTAGAAATTCATAAACTAAAATATAAAAACAATCGCTTGTATGATTATCGTACAGATACTGAAGCTATTTATGTGACAGACGCAGACAAGAAGAAATACCGACCTCGTTTCAACTGGTCACTGCAAGATAACACCGTGATTTGGATGGTAGCACATCCAGCGTCCAGCTCTAATACTGATATGAACTGGTTCGTAGAGGTATGTTCATGGGAGAGCGAAGAAAATGAAAACAGTTAAAAAACCAACAACTAAAAATTTAAAAATGTTAGTAATTTCAGCTATTAGAAAGCTATGGCGAAATTACCCTCCTAGAAACGCTAGTTTAGAATTAGCGTGCATTGACAAGAGCGTTGCGGCTCATAATCGTCAGTATCGATGTGCTATGTGTAACGACCTGTTTTTAAAGCAACAGTGCGAAATAAATCACCTAAAATGTGCCCCTCCAAATGAATCATTAGATGAATTTGTGAGGAGAATATTCTTGAATATTGCCAGCTGGAAAGGCGATGAATTTACAGATAATAATGGTATTAAATGGACTAAAGAAGCCTTAGCTCAAGAATATTTAGAAGTGCTCTGTAAAAACTGCCACAAAATCAAAACAAAAACACAGAACAAGCAAAGGAGGCTACAAAAATGAATTTTCTAACTGGCTTAATAGATTTAATGTTTTGGCTTCCTATTATTATCTTTATTTTTTATCCTATTATTGCTGGGTTATTGACCGTAGCATTGTATGTGAGAATATACTTCTTACACTTCCATAAAAGAAAACAACCTCTTATAAAATAATTTAAAAATAATTTAAAAATAGTACTAAAGTTTTTACAGAAAATGGCGATAAGTATAATAAGGGAAAGAAAAACTCTTAAAAGTTGTAAAAAGTACTTTACAACGAGTGTATTTTCTTTTATAGTAAATTTAAGCTAGCAAGGCGTTAGCGAAAACACTTTTTTAAGGAGAATTTTATGAAAGGAACTTATTTTTTCAACTTTGAAAATGACTTACAATGTGAATTAGTTATTTGTGACTACCACAACAAAATGGACTTTTTTTTCACGGAAGATGGAAAAATAATTAGACACTTCCAGATAATTGACACAAAACAAGTTCACATTGCCGGCTTGAACATGAGCCTCGCTGAAGCTATAGAAGAATGCTTTGTAAATCCTGAACTAAGAGAAGTTTTAGTACTTTTTAAAAAAACTAATGCTGAAAGAAGAGGACAACTATAATGAGAACAAGCGAATTTATAGAAAACGGTGAATTTAAAAGGAATAAAGCCCTTAGCTTCGAGGGTAACAACGCTCTCGCACGCTTTTTAGGCTGTCGTTGGGACCCTGCTAGCAAGAGATGGAAGCTAGCTTCTTCTGAGACAAAAGACTTACTCGTGCAAGATGTTTTAGACGGTTTTGCTGTTATAGAAGAAGGCGAAGAGGTTATTTTCGTCGTTGACTATGATAACCGCTTTTTAGCAGGTAAACATGAGTTTACTTGGAACACAGTGCAGAAACTTTGGGTAAAAACAACTTATAAGCCCCTGCCCGAGTGTGCCTCAGTTAATTTTGCCGAGTTTAAAATAGGAAAAGAACACGAAGTAAATAACCGCATGTTGGAAAAAGTAGGCGTTGAAACACCACTTTATGAGTTCCAGCTACGAGCTGTGGCAAAGATGAGCGCGAACACACACTGCTATAATGCAAGTGAAATGGGTAACGGAAAAAGTTTAATAACTATAGCTAGTTACCTTCACACTAGCAGAGGCAGCAAGCTTCTAGTTATTTGCCCTGCATCATTAAAATACAATTGGCGAGCTGAGTTTTTAAAGCACACCAGTTCAATTAAAAGTGAAGATATCGAGGTGGTTAACAGCACATTTAAAACACATGACAAAACTGTAACTATAATAAATTATGATGTTCTGGAGAAGAACCTTGCGGCTCTTTTAGATTATGGCTTTGATTTTTTAGTAGCGGATGAGTTTCATTATGCGAAAAACCCCAAAGCAAAAAGAACAGCCGCTTTTATGAAGTTAGCCGCTGAAGCTGATAGGGTTCATCTGTTGTCAGGCACGCCGAGCGGGGGTAAAGCAACAGATTTGTACACAGCTACACAGGTGCTTGAGTTAGAAGAGTACGCAGGTTTTAGCTTTAATCGCTTTGCTGAGCAGCATTGCTACGAGCAAGAAAGAACGTTCAACGGACACAAAGTAAAGCAATTCTTTGGGTTAAAAAATGAAGGATTTTTGAGAGCACAGATGTATCCTAAATTTCTGAGGTTTGAGGCTAAAGAAGTTGCCTTGCCTGAGCAAATACATACAGATATGCCTGTAATAATCTCAGGAAAAGAGAAAAAAGAGCTGATGACTCTAATAAAAGAGAGCGGCTTAAATAAAAAAAATTTAGAAAAAGCAGAGAGTTTGGAAGAGTTGCTTGAAGGAGTTGCAATAGCAACTATAAAAGCAAAAATTGCTCTAGTTAAGGCTAAGACAACAGCTGAGACAGCTATAGACTTACTAGAAGATAACGAGGAGTCCATAGTTATCTACAGCGACCACAGAGACAGCGCTGCAGCTATAGCACAGGCTCTTGAGAAAGCTAAAATAGCTGTAGCCGAAATAAACGGCTCAACAAATAACGAAGAAAGACAAAACATCGTTGATAAGTTTCAACAAGGAACTATTAGAGTTATCGTTGGTACTAGCGCCCTAGCAACAGGTCTAACGCTCACCAGAGCTAATATAATGATAATTAATGACAGCAGCTATAATGTTGCTACAAATGTGCAACTATATAAAAGAATTCATCGTATTGGACAGATTAATAGGTGTAACTATTACCATATGACGCTAGAACTTGATGATGTTTTCCCTATCGATAGAGTAATAAACAAGATTATTAAAACAAAGGCTGAAATAATGCAAAAGCTTGTTGAAACAAAAGAGGAGAAAAGTCATGACGACTTATAAAACGACTTTTAGAAATCCGCCAACCTGGCAAGAATTCTTGAACGTTATCCCAACTAAAGAACTCGAAGCTCTTGGAATAACTAGACAAGCTCTAAATAATTGGCTGAACGGTACCTTACCTTCAGCTAAATATATTGCTATAATTCAAGAACACTACAAGGTGAGGTTTTAAATGAAGTTCTTTGCTATCCCGCTTTTGGGAGGATTTATCCCTGTCGCCGCTCCATTTGCAGCCGCCGCACTCTACGGAATGCCTCCAAACTATGGAAATCCTGTATCCTATTGGCTCGGATTATTTTTCCTCCATTTAGTAACAATGTTTTTTGTTCTGACTATCTTGCTAAAAATTAACGAAAGGTGGGTAGAAGAAAAATGTTCACTTTTTTGGTTGTTTTTAGGTATAGCGTTTATTTTTAGAGTCTACAAACATTTCTTCTTGCTCTAGCTCCAAAAATAATTTAAAATACTCTCTAAGAGATTTTCTTTTGTTTTTTAAGGTATAAGGATTATTAATATGGAGCGTGATTTTAGTACATGGGAAACGTATAAGTCTAGTTTAACGACTAGTTATAAGAATCTTAAAAGTAGCTTTGCGTACGGACATCATTTTATTCTTTTTGATAAGCGATTGTCAGGAAAGAATATTTTATTGATGTATAAGCTAAAATTTAAGGAAGTGGGGCACAGAAAATTTGTCTTATATATTAAAGAGAAATGGACTGAGGCCAGAACTATTAGAGACGACGGTAGTTTTAAAAGCGGAGATTGGCTTTTTTGCAGTGAACGGCCAAAGAACGGCGTTCGCCAGGATTTTGAGCTTGTGCGTAATCTGTTTGCAGAACTGCCAGAGTATAACAAGAATAAAATGTTGAGAGATTTAACAAACTTTAAATTTATAATAGAATACGATAGGGAGGACGAAACAAATGAATAGGATTAAGTTTATTGAGGAGCGACAATGATATTAATAAAAAAAGATAAATTTGCTATAAAAGCTAATAGTGATGAGAATTTGGTTTGCGTAACGACGGATTACAGGCATCATAACACAGAATTGCTTGAGTTTGATGATTACGCTACTGCAAAAAACTGTTTTGATACAATTTCTTGTGGAGATAGATTCGATTTTGAGGGTTATTTAAATATTAACAAATATTTGTATGCTAATATTAAGCAAATTTTTGCACGGAAGAAAGGATTATAAAATAATGGAAAACTTTACTGATTTTGTGTATTCTAGGTTAAATAAAGGACTAACGCCGGAGAAACTGTTCAAGCATAACAATCTACTGCTCGCCGTTTTAGGGCTAGCCGGGGAGTCTTTCGAGGCCATGAAGTGTATTACCGCTGAAGAACTAACTAGCGAAATAGGTGATGTATGCTTCTATATGGCCATTTTAAAGAGAGAACTAGGTTTGAATGAGTGTACTATCCCAACTATAACAGATAAAGTTAATTTTAACGCTGTCCGTGATTTATTGGACAGCTCTTTAGAGTTAGCCGAGTTAGTTAAGAAATATATATTCCAAGAGCGAATTGATTTACTCGAGAAAATAAAAGAAAGAGTGAATTATTTTGAGGCAGGGCTATTGAAAGTTTGTGATGAGTTGGATATTAGTATTCAGGATTGTAGAACTGCATGCGTTGAGAAGTTAACACATAGGTATCCAGTGATGTTCACCCCAGAGTTAAGTAAAAATCGGGAGGTTTAAGATGGAAATGAGAATTAAGGTATTAAACACATGCGGTCATGGGTTTGATTAGCGAGTATCAAGAGTTTGGACAAGCTATAGGTCTAGCTTTACCCTATCTCGATTCAGATAGGGATGATATCACACCTGAAAGAAAACAACTAGTTAGAGAGGCGGAGCTAGAGGCCGCTGATGTGCATTTCTTTGCTACCCTATTTAGGTCTGAGATGGATGAAAAATTCAAGGATAGTGAAGATTGCCTAGCTACAAGCGGTTGCTTCTCTGGAAATTTTTGGAATTACTACCGTAAGTGGTTATTCCAGGGCAACGACAAGGCATTGACCAAATGGCATGCTCACATTCTTGCACTTATCGGAAGATTTGAGGGCTGTTGTATGCAATTGTATCCAAATGAGAGTATAGATTGGATTAGGCAACGGTTGTCCCAGGTGAGCAAAGAAAAGCTGACTGCAAGATACGGCGGAGATAGGTTTGATGCAATAGTGGAGGCTAACAGATGATTATTGACCCGGATATCATAATATCTACAGCTGTGGGACTAGTCTGTCTGCTTTTGATATGCTGGTTGTTGGACGGTAGATAGGCGGTTAAACCGCCTTAATTCTAAGGAGGTAAAATGAAGGAAGCTTGTGGAAAACTGCATAGCCGATTGGTTAGTATTGGGGAGTTAACTAATATTATTAAGGGAGGTGAATAATGGAAGATTTATTAGGTCAGCAAATAGAAAAAAAAGACGCTTATTTAGAATTTTGCTATGACAGCATATTTCTAACAAGCGAGAGAAGGTACAGTCAATACTATTTATTAACTGATAGTTGTCTTGGATTTCTAACTGAACTAGAAGAAGTACAGCACGCTCTAAAGCACGAGTCACACGAGAGAATTATTGAAGAGTTTGGAGATGTTTGTTTCTTCTACAGCATATTACAGAATGAACTGAAACATCTAGTTGAGCATTCAACTAAAGAATTCTACACAGAAAAAGCTTCGCTCAGTAAATTAGAGTGTATCGCTTATTTGCGTAAATTTGTAGCAAAAAACGACAAGTCTTGTCTGTTTATGCTAAACAATAGTGTTAGAGTTTTATTTAGTAATAATGCTAACACGACCGCCAGGCTGCTAGGCATGAGTGAATTTGAGTTAGGAATCGAAGCTAAACAAAACAACATGAACAAAATAATAGAGAGATACGGAGAACAAAAAAATGGGTTTTGATATAAGCATAACAGCGACAAAGAAAGATGAAGAGATTGTTTTAATTGACTATAGCCGTGTTTTTGGAGCTGAGTTAAAGAATTTGTTGGTGTTTATCGGCGGCAACGGCGACAAAGTTGAGCTAAATGACAAACAAATTAAAGAGCTTGAACCATTGATATTTAAAAACATGATTGATTATACAAGCAGTTATGAAAGCGAGTTTAATAAGTTCTTTTTATTAAAGTATATGCGAAAAATGGGTTATAAAATATGGCTTGAGAATAGCTTTTAAAAAGAAAATGGCGGGATTTTCACCCGCATCACTCCGCCAACAAGGCGGTTGTTTTTTAATTAAACTACATTTTCTAAGTGGAGTTAGCACGGCTCGAACGTGCATCTGTTCATGTTAAAAACCAAACCGAATTCCCATTTTTCTATAACCACCACACCTTACTATAGCATAGAAAAAGATTAATTGTCAAGAGAAGAAAATATTGCACAAAAAGAGCGATAGTAAATATTTCAAGGTGTTACGTACAGAAGGGCGTTATGGGTTTATAAGCAATTAAACCCACAGAAAACATTATTCAATTTCATAGACGAAGAGAAGAAACTGAAGCTGGCTTAATCTCCAATAAAGTCGCCCTCTGAACTGTTAGCGGAAACATGTACGAAATTGCTTCTAAAATAGCTACCAATTCCAGAAAATCCTATTTGTTTAGCTGATTTAGCTAACTGCTCAACAGACAAACCTTCCACATAAATATCACACGCTTTACCTTGTGTGTGATAACTATTTGATACACCTCCTATTCTAGCATTATAATCAGTGTCTCGGTAACAACTTGTTACAATTATTGGCTTGCCTACTAGATTTCGTAATTCCTGCAATTTGTTAACTAGTTCCATATCTAATAACTGTTCCTTGCAAACGCCACATTTGCATTGTAATTCTGAGGTGTTGAAATTGCTCGTTAACTGTTTGTTTTCATCTCTGTTATACTTTAGTATGCCTGTAACGGGTTTACTATCTTCTTTTTTGCCAGCTATTTTATTCATAACCCACGTACCCAAATCAGCTTCAGTTTTCCAAATTAGCATAGGACATGAAGTGTTAACAATTGTTCTATGGCCAACAATGTTGCTTGACTTGATGTCGTACTTGCCTGCAAAATATTTAACCCAAGCAATCACTTGAGCCTCTTGGACAGCTGTCATCCCTTGCTCTTCATTAGTTGCAACAATCTCAATACCAATTGATTGATGATTAACAGTACGATTCCCTGCATGCCATGCAGCGTAATCATCTGTAACCATTCGGCACACTTTACCATCTCTGCCAATCACCAGATGGGCACTCGCTTGAGCGTTAGGGTTAGTTAGCCAGCTAACAGCAGAGTCATAAGAACTAGCGGTGTTGTGGAGCACTATTTTGTTAATAGTTCCGGCACGTTCAGACTTGTTAGGCGATATTCTAGTTTCACTAGTAATCGGTGCAACTGGCTTAACCCCTTCATCTTCTTTGTAATACTCTGCCTCGGTGGGTAATTTACTATAATCATCTGTAGTTACAGTTGCAACATGTATGTTATTTTCTCCTAACTCTACTAAATATTTAGATAGGCTAACCGCCTTATTTGGCAACCACTTTCTAAATAATTTTTGCCCTGCATTATAAGCAATACAGCCTATTTCTCCATCTAAATTCACTAATTGAAACCATGTTGGGTTCAGTTTACTCATACCTTTTTCTCCTTATAAGAAAATTTTAATAAATCATTACGTAACACCGTAATTTCACCTTTAAAATTAAGGCTAATGCACATATCAATTAATTCAATAGCATTGCCCTTCATTAATTCTATTAATATCACTGTGCCTAAATTCTCCAGCACCTTGAATTTATAACCTTTGTAGTGTGCTTTGCATAGAGATTTAGTTAGTTCTTGACTAATCTTTATAACCTCTAGTTTTTTTGGATTAAAATCCGATACTTTCAAGAATTTTGACAGAGGTATATTATTATCTTTTATATTAAATTCTAATATATCTCTATATTTAGCTGTTGCCTCTTCAGGTTTCATGGTTGCCTCCTATTAATAATCTTAATATGAAGCCGCTGAAAAAGCAATAAAAAAAAGAACGGAGTAGAAAACGCCGTTCTAGCAATACTTTTTTTAAAACACTTTCTAGGAAGTAGGCGGCTCAGAAAGGAGTCAAAAACCGCCCTGTATTTAATATAGCTTAAATTAATCGGCTTTGCAAGCTCTTTTGTGTTCTTTAGCTTGACTTGCTTTGTATTTAATATTAAAACAAAAATACCCGTTAAAACCTTGTGAATTTTAACGGGTCAAAAACATAGAAAATCGATATTTTTAATGTAGCAGGCTTTTAGTCGATTTTCAACTATTATTTTTAAAAGTTTTGCTAAGAAGGAATTTTTTATGTCGGATTTAATTATTTTCAACTCGGGTACAAAGATAATCAGCGGTACGCTAATGATGAGTAGTCAATCATTAGCGGTTATGTGCGGTGATAAGGAACACCGTGAATTTGTTAGAGATGTCAAAAAACTCTATAATATCACCAGTGTGGAAAATACCCACTCTGTTGATATTGCAGGTGTATTTTTTGAGCTTCATGAACAGGGAAATAATAAAGGAAGAATCAAGGAGATATGGTTTGATAAAACCAACGCCTCGGCTATTGCTGGTATTTATTCATTTGAATACAATTTAAAGGTACATGGATTCTTTGTGGAAAAACAGAATTTAGAATCTATAGAATCCAACAATAGTACACACGCCCTTAATGAAGTTTCCAAAAACATGCTCGAACTTGGTAAAATGTTTGGGTTAGAAGGTAATCAATTACTATTGAACGCAGATAAAGCTGTTAAAAAACTATTGAACGTTTCCCCATTAGCCTTATTAGGCCTTGAGTTAAAATCTGAAAACAATGAGAAACTGTTTACACCAACAGAAATAGGGCAACAGTTTCAAATGAGTGCTATTGCAATAAATCTCATATTAAATAAAATGGGTTTACAAAACCAAATAGAGAATAAAAAAGGGCATAAAACATGGGTTTTAACAGAGAAAGGCAAGGAGTTTGGTATATATTTGGATACTGGCAAAGCGCACTCAAATGGTACGCCGATACAACAAATAAAATGGAAAGAAAGCGTTATCGCTGAATTAAAACCTTAAAACTCTTCAAGCATCCGCTCTTCAAAATTAAAAAGTTTCTTACTAATCTCATCTATTTTAACACTATATTGCTCAATCTGCTCTTTATAATGTGCTATCGTCTCTTTATTTGTTGCTCTCCTGAGCTGTTCTTGCGACCATGCGCGTTGCTCACAATGATAGCTATAAGCCTGCTTCAACTGGCTGATTGTTGCCTGCATCACACTCATGTAATCTCTCCTGTTGTGTTAAAAATTCTAAACATTCCTCACATATGTGGTATGGCAGCGGTTTAGTAGTGTCAAAAAACGTGTAAATAACGCCATAGAAAAAACCGCATTCATCGCACTGTGTCATTTGCCCCATCCAGTCATTCCAAATGTTCTAACAGCCCAATAAATAGCATCTCTTTGCCATTGATATTTAGGGTTATTAAATTTATTCATAACTCCTAACATAACTTCATCAGCATATAACCTAGACTCAATTTTATTTTTATATAGAAAGTCATGGATTACAGCGGATTCTAGCATAATGTTAGGCTTTTTACCGAACAAAGGCAAAAAAGGCGCAGGGATTGAAGCACAATCACAAACAAATCCCACTGGAATTACATATATAGCCCTATTTATCTTATATGTTAATTCCTCTTTTGTCGCCCATTTATTCTTACCTATCTGTCTAAGATTATAACAGTTACCTATAATTTCAATTTTCATATTAATACCTCCTATAAAAATATTATCAGAAAAAAAAGTTGAAAGCAAAATTTTGGCATGCTAGAATTAATGAAACGGTTATCGATGTCAAAAAATGTTTTCTCAGCTAGTCATTGAATCCTTACTCATATTCCCATTAAAATCAAATCACTTTGTCGATAATCGTTTTTATTTGTTAAAAAAAAGCTTTAAAGAGGGCGTATGCACTCAATATCAACGCCAGCAGAGCACTATACTCTTTAACTATATTGCTTTTACTATTGTAACTAATCCTCGAAGGGCATGAGTTAAAATGTTTTTCCAGAGATTCCACCCTTCTTTCAACGCCTTGAGCCTTTTCATTAGCTACTATCTGCCTTTCTATTGTTATCACTAGACTAGTATTTAGTTTAACAATCTCTTCTTTAATAGTTCTTAGCTCATTCATTGCTTCTCTGAATAAATCTTGCGTATTATCCATATTAGGTAACCTCCTTATAAATTAAATAAATAATGAACGCAATTATAAACATATATAACTGCATTTGTTGGAACAATAAAGCTTTTCTAAAGTTATTGTCTGTGTTGTTATTTAATTTATTTATGATATAAGGAACAAGTGCAACAGAAATTGCCTTCTGCTCCTCATCGTCACATTTAGAACCAGCTATTTCAGGATAAGTTGCTATAACGGACTCAATATCTAAATTTAAATCACCATTAGGTTTTTTGTAAGTTTTAATCATGTTTTTACTCCTCATATATTAATATAGCATAAAAAAGTGTATTTAAATAATTATTGATTTTAAAGATATGTTATGTTAAAAAAAAGATACCGCTAGAAACCTATGAAATTTCTAGCGGTCAAACCTTGAAAACCTGATATTTATTTTGTAGCAGACTTTCGTCACGTTTTCAACATTTATTTTTAAAAAGTTTGCTGGAAGGATTTTTTTATGTCTAGTGTTTTTACTAATAGCGCCCTTAATTGTAAATTAAGGATTTTAGAAGCTGAAGGACAGTTGTTATTTTATGCTAAGGATATTGCGGAATATTTAGATTACTCTGAGTCATCTAACATAAGAAGAATATTAGATGAAGATGAATGGTTTAATTTTCAGGATATTACACTATCGTGCTCTCATCACGATAGCAAAGAAATTGAAGGGTTGCGTTCAACTAGTTTATTTATAACAGAAAGTGGACTGTACCATGCTATTTTTAAATCAACGAAAGATGACGCTAAAAATTTTCGGAGGTGGGTAACTAAAGAAGTCTTACCTTCAATTCGCAAAACTGGCTCGTACTCAGTGAGTAAGAAAATTGAGTTGCTCGAAAAAGAAACAAAAGCGCAGCAGGCTCAAATTAACGAGCTCACCACAGAAAAAATAAAAGACAAACACTATCGAGTACCGGCTGTAGAAATTGATGAAAATGGTGAAACCTCTTTCACGCAAAAAGACAGGCGAGTTGTAAATGAAAGAGATGTTTTGCTAGGTCGTTATGCCATGCAAGCTTGCGGCATCTCAAAAACTATCAGCATCTTAAAAGAGTTCGGATATAACCTACCACCAAATATTAAATTGAAAGGCGGTAGAACTTTGGAATGTGTTTACAGAGAAAAAGCCATTGACGCAAAATTGAGTACTAGAGATGTTAGAAAACTCTTTAGAAAAAAGAATGTTAGGACTTTGTTTAACACTTAACTTTAAAAAGCGTTCTTTGCCCCAACATTGAACGCTTTTTTCTTGTATACTATACTTCATTTAACACATTAAACACCGCTTAAAATCAAAATAAACCGATATAAATTTAAGTCATAGCGTTAATTATCAAGTTACCCGAAGTTGGTGCAACACTCAAAGATTTTAAAGATATTCTTGAGCCGACAGGTATAATTAAATTTAGAATAACACCGCCAGGAGCTATAATAAACTTCAATGCTTCGCTACCGCTAGCTCCAACATAAACACCTAGAATTTCGCCACTACTATCAAATATATCAATTTTAGTTATAGCACTTGCTGTTGATGCTATTAGCTCTGTGTAACTTACAGTATCAACCGCTAGCACACTGTAATCAAAAAGATAGCTAGCTGTCACATCTTGTGGATTAGCACTAACTGCTAAGTTGCCCGCAATATCAGCATTCATTACAACTAATTCATTAGTTATAGCATCTCGCACACATAGCACTATCGCCCCGACTTCGTTTTTGATGTGCCTTTTTTCAGCTTGGTATTGGCTTAAAGTTTTTGTTGCCATTTGTTAAGCTCCTTAAACTTTTAGAGTAACGGAACAGTTTACAGTACCTGCAGTGATACCACTTACTAAAATGGCGACACGGAAATAGGCATAATATAAGTTACTAACATCAAAAGCATCTTTACCTGTTGCTGTACCTAGTGTTATAGGCGAAGTTAACGCCTCCCAAATAGCACCGTCATTACTGACTTCTACATTGTATGTGCCGGCTAACGTTCCTGTCAATCCTGTCCAGTCAATGATAAAACCGCCTTTTGTGAAACTTTTTGCTGGTATAGCGTCGCTATTCAAGTTGCCTAAACTTAAATCACCTGCCGTTATCACTGGCTTATTAGCTATATATAAATCAAAAACACTCATTTTAATACTCCTTATAAGATAAAAGAGCTTATGTACTTGCCATAAACTCTTTTTATACGTTCGTTTAACTATCAAACACTATTAAGATTAGTCTTGGATTGAACACCAAATCTTTGCATTAATAGTCGCTGCAGTAGTATCAGCGTGTTTAACATACGCCAAACGAATGAATGGATAAGCTACATCTAAGTCTGCGAAACCGCCAGTTGTATCACCAGTTATCGTAACCGCTTTGTTTGTAGCATCAACGTCAAACCAAGCCACGCCGTCGGCAGAAGCTTGTAATTTAGCAGTGATTTGTTTAGTTGTTCCAGCTGTCGCTGAGGTAGTAACTGCTACGCAAAGATGGTTTACTCTAGCACTAGAAATAGCGTCCGAAGTTTGCCCCACTAAAATAGATAAGTTAGTAGAAACAGTAAACAATTTGTTTATATTTGAAGCACTCATTCTCAAAATCCTCCGTGTAATGAGTTTTTAAAATTGGCGGGGTAAAATAAAATTATTTAACCCCACAATAAAATAGTAGCATAATATTAAATTTAGTGCAAATTATTCTTCGTAGGTGATTAACACCTTAATTGATTTACTAGTAGCAATAGTTGTGGCTGAAGCTCCTAAAATCACGTCAACATTTGTTGCGCCATACCTCACATAAAAATTATTTGCAGCTGTTGGGTCGTTGGGTAGATACAAGCTGGCGACTAAAACATCAATCGCTAAAATTTTAGTGTAGTCAGCAATTCCATGGGCGATACTAGTTGTCGAACCAACTGCTCCAGTAGAGCCTGTTACCTTTTTCATTTTGATTGAAGGTGCTGTCGAACCTAATTTAGTAAAATTATTAGATATTAGATTTCCAGTACTACTTCCACCATTACAAGAGATGTTTCCGTTTACATTATATTGCATGAAAAACCCTGTACTCGAACTCATTTCATTAGTACCAGAGAACACAATGTTTTGTATTTTTGTTGTTCCTGAAAAAGTTTTATCCCCAGTTACCGTTTCTGTAGTGTTGTTAGTCATAGCATCTGTTATACCATAACCAGCCAAAGTTGTGGGCTTACTTGTCAAAGATGCAAATGTATGTGTGTGGGACACTGAAGAATATCTTAAATCCAGTGTGCCTACATTAGCGATAGATGTGCCACCCGTGCTTGTTGCATTCCCCGCTATCATTGAACCGTCTGGATTTACATAAAACCTCGCTGTGCCGGAAAGAGCATCTGCATAGAAACCAATAGCTCCTGTGGATTCAAGTACTTTTAGTGACCATGGATAAGATACTGTCCCTATGGATATTCTAGCATTAGCTCCGGCCGTTAGTTGTTTAACATGCATTTCTTTAAAAATAACATTTTTATAATCAATCATTTAAACACCCCCGTTTAATTTAATAAGACACATAGCATTTTTATCAGTATTATTGTACTGTATATTAACAATCGTCTTAAATTTAGTTAATGTTCCATATTTAGTTGCTATTGTTGGAATATTGCCAGAGGCAAAACCAGTTGCAATAAAATCTAAGCCTAAACCTGTTTCCTCTATAGTAAATATTTGAAAGTCTGAGAAAAGCTTAACGGTTGTGGCAGTAGCATCGTTTTCATCAATCTCAGTCCCGCTCTCTAATTGAGTAAGCCCATCAAATGTAAATCTCATTATATATTCACTCTTGCCGTCTGCCGAAGCCAGCCCTCTAGATTTAGGCAACACAATAAAATATAATTTAATCGTAGCGTCTGAGAAAGATACACCATCCGCATTCATAGCCTGCACGTTAATAGACATAGAGCCTGATGCTGAGGCGTCGGTAGCTATACTATCTACATCTCTTGTTAAATAATCAGTTAGGCTGAATGAACATATGCTCAATTTAGAGCCAGAATAAAGATAGGCTGCAAACGTTCTCTCTTTATATAGTGTGCTAATCTGTGCTTCGGTATATGGTGCATAACGTGTTGCATAGTTTACCCCTGCTTCGCTTAACCCATTAGTATTTAGGCCATTTTCTAAAGCTTGGGGTGTTTTTAAATTAGTTATAACTCCCTGGCAATAGTTGCCAGAGATTACAGGAAACCCTTTCCCTCTTGTATTCAATATAGTTGATGTATCCTCAAATCTAACCACAGTGAAATCAGAGTCGGCAGTTTGTTCTTCTGACAAGGAAAACATGTTATTACTAATTGACATACCAAAGCTACTAAAAGCAAGATTACCTTCTTCAAAGTATATTAACGATTTATATGTACTAACTAAACTTCGAGTGTTATTTTCAAAATAGTTACCCTCTATTAGTAATCCGGCTCCATAGAAGCCTTTGAAAAACATGCCTGAAGTTTCCCAATGATTTGATATTACTCTCAAACCGTAGTAAGAATCACGAATACCCGAACTAAGGTTAAAAACAATACCTTCCTCAGCAAACCTTTCAAATTTATTGCCAATTATCGAAATATTCCATGCCATTGTCGTATTAATAATTGTTCGGCAATCCGAGGCATCACAATTATGCAGATATAATGATTGAATGTAGCCCTCAGCGTACAGCCCGCCCCGACTCCGCCATGACCTAATAATATATTGGCATCTATTGAATTGGCATTTATCAATCATAACATTCATCAGCCTGTCGCCGTCAAAGATGGTTGTGTTGGCGTTCCAAACAGTCCCAGTAGCTATGTCTGGGCAACCGACAATACTTAAATTTGTAAATACTATATTAGTTGTCGGGTAGTTTCCGACCAAACCTAGTCCTTCATAACTAGTGAATAATGGTATAGATGTAGAGCCAGAGGTATGGTGAATCAACCCACCACGGCTTGAGATTGTTTTCCTATGTGCCCCATAAAACGAACTAGGATTTGAAATGCCAATGCTGCTGTTTATTTTAAATATATCCCCAGTCTCCCCGAATATTAGATAGTCAGTATATAGTTCGGCTTGCTGGCAACTCATTGTGTCGTCTGCTATGTCGTCACCCTTTGCTCCAAAGTATTTAACGCTAACTCCTTCACCTTCCAGCCTAACCCAGCACCCTACACCAGTACCTCCTGCAAACCAAGTAGTTTTCAACCCTTCATCATCCCAATCACTTGGGAACACTTTATCGGGGTCAATAATTGTACCACCATTATGTAAATTCTTGTTTTTAGTAGCATCCCAAACAAATACACCACCGCCACCATCGCCTTTTGCGTGGTAACCTAAAACTTTTATAGTGTTAAGTTTCGTCGGAGCTGTTAACAACTCTGTTATATTATTTAGTGTGGTAATAAACTCCTGAACCTTTTGCCACTTAGTGCTAGTTCCAGGTTCTGCGATAGCAATATTAGCTATATTTTCTTTTAATAGCCAAACGATACCATCATGTGAAACGCTTGTAGGAACATTATAAGCTCCAGTTAGAGTTGACCACTCGCCCTTATAGTTAGCTCCAGCCACAGCGCTAACGCTAGCGTTTAAAGCATTTTCTTGAGCTATCATAATTTCAGCTTTGTCAGTGTCCACTTGCGCCGCTGTGGTCTCTACATAATCGCCAGCCGCATTAACTTCAACTGTGAATTCATCGATAGCTGCGACCCAATTGTTTGCCTTTACGTCGAATTGTGCAGGTGTATCAGACCTTTGCGGTGCTGGTGGTAATCCTGTTATTGTTGGGTAACTCATTTTTAATATCCTCCTATAATTTTAACTTATACCTGTTAGCTGTAAACTAGTTGCGCACTTAACCGGGTTCTCAAAAACCATTGAAAAGTCAGAAACAAAGCCGTAAATGCGTGTGTCGCTATATGTAAAATCACCAACCCACCAACAAGTTGGCACTGCTCGTAAACTCTCAATATATCTAAACGATTGCCTTAACGCCCCTCTGTCAACCCAAAGTGTGAAATCACCAGCGCGTGCAAATCGTCGCTGTTCAAAGAAATAATTGCCTTCTTCATCTTCATCTTTTCTACTATAATCTTTAAATGTTAAGCCTGAACCTAGCTCGGTTTCACCTAGTTGCCGCTCCATACCCACA